CTAACCAAGTCTCTTTTTCAAAAAGTGACCAACAAAGTTAGCTACCATAGCTGAGACTGCAAAGTCAGCAAAGATAAAGCCTTTATTAGGCTCCATGAACTGGGATTCAATGGCAACTAACACAGCCATACAGACAACAAAGGCAATCGCAATGGCAACATATCTAGACACCATTTTGGCTACTTTCTTACTATCATCCTTAACACTTGAAGTTTCACCTTCTTTTCTGTTAACTTTCAAAGAGCTATACATAAAATAAATAGCAGCAATCGCTATGAAAGCTACAAATACATAAACAACTTCTTTTGGCATATTCTTTATTTTTTTAGTTAATAACATATCTTGCAAGGAGTTCTGCCCATATCCTCAGCTTCCTCTTCACTTACCTCTTCTATTTCTCCTGAGCAGCGAGAAAGACCACGGCAATCAGGGTCGCTATGATACTTGGTAGAAGTTTCTCCAGTACATATATATACAGACCCAAATGAGGTTTCTTTTCCAGTATTCTTAGAAGACTCGCTATCCATCCACTTTAATGTAGCGGCTGTCATAAAGATTAGATAAACCGTCATAAATACCAAAATAACCCCACAACCATATTTAATACAACCATCTTCATGTTGGTCGCTAAATATATACTTATAGGAAATCTTAAATGCTATATATGCTATAAAGAGACAACCCAATATAGACATCGCACATAGCCAATTATACATACCTACCACATTTTAATTATCCTACATTTGCTTTACTCATGCCACCGCCCAAGATAGACAATAGCTGGTCGTAGCGTTTCTCTAACTCTTCGTACTTTGCATGCCAAACTGAATCATCAAGCAAGTCATTTTTGACTTCACGATACTCAGGTTTAGGTTCCGCCACCAAGAAAGAAGGCTCCTCAATCACCTGATTTCCTTTGCCACGAAGAAGCCACTCGGCTGAAATCTCATCAAACTCTTTCAGGAATCCTTCAATGAGTCCAAGTGATACTGCTTGGTCACCACGAATTTGACGATTACAAGTTACTTGCTGCATTCCAATCATTTTTGAAAACGCAGCTATACTTATCTGTTTAGCTTCCAAAACAGACTTAATTCTCTGTGCTACAAGATTTTCCATACATTTTACATTTTTAAACTATACTTAATTAAACATAATTGACTAAAGAAATATGCAGAAATGTTTGGTGGTCTAAACATATTTGCATACCTTTGCAACCGTTAATAACAAGTTGCTATATATTTAAAAGCAAAAGTACAACAAAAAATTAAGTTATGCAAGTAAAAAAGATAAAAATTATCAAGGTTTCACCTAAAATGGGTAAAAAACTTGCTGAGCGGTATGGTTGCCGAAGGGAAACAATATACAACGCTCTAAGTTTTAGGAGCCAGAGCAAGCAATCCGAAGACATCAGGCGGGCTGCTTTGAATGAGTTCGGAGGAGTTGAGACGGACAAGGTCTTGTTCTACTAATAATAAAGAAGGAGGTTATATGACTGGAATCGTTTACCGAGGTAAAAGCAACCAACCTCTAACAAATAGCAAACTGGTTGCTGAGGTATTTGAAAAGCCTCATGATAATGTCCTCAAAGCAATAAGAAAGATACTTCAAGGGGGTATCGTTAAAAATGACGAGACTCCGATGTTTGAGGAAACGACCTACATCAATGAGCAGAACAAACAGAGTTACCCAATGTTCATCATGAACCAAGACGGTTTCACTCTGCTGGCAATGGGATTCAATGGCAAGAAGGCGATGGAGTTCAAACTGAAATACATCGAAGCCTTCAACGCTATGAAGAGACAGATTGAGCAAAACAAGCCATCCGTTCCACAGACCTATCTCGAAGCTCTCAAATCTCTTGTCAAGGCTGAGGAGGAGAAACAACAACTAGCATTGGAGAACAAGCAGCAGCAAGCAACAATCCTCACAATCAGCAAGGAGAACATGGAACTGGGTAACAAGATTACCGAAATGCTGCCGAAGGTAAGCTACTACGATAAAATCTTGCAGAGTAATGCCACTATGACCGTCACCCAGATAGCACAAGACTACGGAATGAGTGCCATGAAACTGAATAAAGAACTGGAAGCGATGAAGATTCAGCATAAGGTTCGAGGTCAGTGGATATTGTACGGAAAGTTCCTCACTGGTGGTTACGTTCACAGCAGAGCGGTAGATATACTAAGAAGTGATGGTCGGCACGATGTGAAGTACAACACCGAGTGGACAACGAAAGGAAGAATCTTCCTATATGAATCACTCAAAGCGAAGGGCATTCTCCCCTTAATAGAGCAGGAGAACACTCCCAGCGATAAGGGCACTGGTGGAACAGAGCCATCCAAAGCAGCTGGTGCCAGTCAACAAACCCTCAAATTCGACTGATATGATAGACCCAGAGATTAAGGAGCAGCTAGACCGCATCGAGCAGTATTCGCTGATAGCTGCAAAGAATGTGCTCAACATTAAGGAAGCTGCAATCATACTAGGCATGACGGTTCGAGGAGTGAGGGAGAACGTCAGAAAGCACATACTCCCCTGCTACAAGCCAAATGTCAACCTACTATACTTCAAGAAGAGCGAGTTGGAAGACTGGATGATGCAGAACCGCAGCAAGAGCATGGCAGAGATAGAATCAGAGGCAGCAGCCTATTGTGTAACCCATTAAACAGATAAACTTATGTTCGCAGATATTATGTTCGTGGCATCTATTGCCATGTTTGTCCTCGTAATCAAGGAAATCCGCTCCTACTTCAAGGAGGTAGGCAAGTAAGATATATGGAGATTGAACCTCACAAGTTGAATTTAGTATTAAATTATTAATTTGTTAAGTCTTGTAATGTTTCAGCCATCGAATTTTCATTCGGTAAATAGCAGAGGTTTTTTGGAGTTTGCTACTCCCAGTCTCCACAAGTGATAAATATAGTCATTTTTTACTCATGTTTTTAAGTTAGTTAAATTGTTGATTAGCCAGCGCAAGTAACTCAGTTGGTAGAGTATGAAGGTTCATCCCCTTCGAGGTCGTGGGTTCGAGTCCCACCTTGCGCCCCATATAGCCCGATTCCAAGGCTTTATATCGGATAGGATAAACCTTCCTAGAGAGGTACACGTACCCAAAAGGAGCATCATTAACCACAGATGATGCTTAGACGTGGAAGTGGCAAGCTAATACATACACCCACAGGGTGGAATATGGAACGCTTGGAGTTCACTTGTGAAGATGCAGACCTCATGCCGTGACCCTTAAAGATAAGGTAGCAGAAAGGTAGAAGCGCACAACTACAAATCGGTTCTAATGCAGCCAGCACGAATACTTTATTTTGTTCCAGTTTAGTAAATAGGTTAATGGTTCGTAAAATTTAGATATATCACAATATGTGCGATTACTAGTGCTGGGAGTTCTAAGCCTCCATAAATGCAGAAGAGAACCAAGGAGCGATTCAGCATCCGGCAAGATTGTATAGATGTCGCTCCACGGAGGTGGCAGTTTTAATCATATTCATTTTACTGCCCCTCCTTTTCTAAAGGAAATTGCAAATATTGACATATTAAAATTTACCATACAGATTACATTAGCAATGCGGTAGCGACCGCTCAGGTTAATATTAAAATAACGAACACTCGCCCCCCACCATTCGTGAGAACCGTGGGGGTTTTTAATTTGAACATTTCAAACCATACAATATGAGATATAAAGCAAGCAGTTGTCACGATTGTCTCTTCTTGAGCATGTGTGACAATCCGAAACGTAACCCTGATGGTGGCTACCGATGTAGCCACTATGAATGGAAGTATCAATAACAACTTAAATACATAAAAGATATGGGTAATTTAGATTATTACAACAAACTCAAAGTCGTTCCTCAGCAGGCACTCCGACAAATCCAGTCAGGAAGACTTAGAGGAAAACACGACATCAACCCAATGTGGCGCATCAAGGCAATGACAGAGCAGTTTGGTGTGTGCGGAATCGGTTGGAAGTACGTAATCACCAAGCAGTGGACAGAGACTTTCGGAAGCGAAGTAAAAGCCTATTGCAACATCGACCTCTTTATCAAGGTGAACGGAGAATGGTCAGATGCCATCCAAGGAACAGGAGGTTCGTCAGAAGTATCAATGGAAAGCAAGGGCGCATACGTATCTGATGAATGCTACAAGATGGCACTCACAGATGCCTTGTCGGTTGCAATGAAGGCACTTGGTGTAGCAGCAGACGTTTATTTTGAGGCAGGAAAGGACATCATAGACATTGATAGCAAGTATGGTGCTCAGGATAGTAGAGCAGCGCAGCAGCAAGCCCAGACTCAGCGTCCAACTGCTCAGGTAGCACAAGCCGCCAAGCAGCCAGCGACACCTCAGTATCACACCAATGACTTGAACGAAGGATTGGCGTACCTTAGCAGATGTGTCAACAAGGATAATCTGGTATGGGTTGTTCAGACATACAAGCCGCTCACCGCCAGCCCTCAGTTTATGCAAGCAGTATCAGCTAAGAAGAAAGAATTAGGATTACAATAATATGACAGCAGAAACAAAGAAAATCACTTTGAATGTGCCAAGAGTAACATTCATTGAGGAGTCTCATCAGTACTTCATCGGCAAGAAGGAACTGAAAGGAGTCACTGGAACGCTCATCAAGAAAGCCTTCCCCGACACCTACAAGAACATACCTGAGTCTGTATTGATGAAGGCAGCAGAGCGAGGAGGACTTATCCACAACACGTTTGAAACCTTCTGTTCCATCTTTGATGCAGACCTCAAACAATACCCGAACCCTACGGAAGAGCTTCTTGCCTTCCATAGTATGTTAGTCGCATACGATTTACACTATGTGGCATCCGAGTATCTAGTTACAGATGGCGAGAACTTCGCATCTGCCATTGATGGAATCTTTGCTGACAAGGAAGGAAACATCTATCTGGTAGATTATAAGACCACCGCCACCCTTCATTACGACAATGTATCGCTCCAGTTATCCATTTATGCCAAATGGTTCGAGGAGCAGAATCCAGACTTGAAGGTGAAGGAGATTGTTTGCATGTGGTTCAAGAACGGACAGAGCAAGTTCCAGCCGCTACCAAGGGTATCAGATGAGCAGATAGACGAGTTAATCAACGCTTATCTCTCTGAGGATGCCGACTACCAATATAAGGTGGAAGTTCCTGAGCAGTTTTCAGCACTGGAGCAGGAGTACAGACTAGTTTCCGCTCGTATGGATGCCCTGAAAATCAAGCAGGATGATTTTCAGGAGCAGATGATGAAGATGATGGAAGCCAACAAGAAGAAATCCATCAAGACCAACATCGGTTCTTACTCTTATGTTGAGAGTACCACTAAGAGAACGCTCGACATGAAACTCTTCAAACAAAAATATCCAAATGCTTACGAGAAATTAACAAAAGTCAGTATCTCCAAGCCGTCAATAAGAATCAAACTTAATTAAGTATAGATATGAACGTAAAGTTTACAGGCAAGATTATTGCAGCAGGGCAAGTTCAAATGGGAACTTCCCAAAACGGAACCCCATGGAGTTCCCAAGAGTTTGTTATCGAAGAGTTGAATCAGCAGTACCCTTCAAGAGCCGTTATCCAAGTTTACGGTTCAGACAAGATTCAGCAGTTCGGCATCCAAGTAGGCGAAATCATCACCGCCAATATCGGATTGAAGGCACATCAGTCTAGAGACGGACGTTGGTTCAACCAGTTGGATTGCTGGAAGGTGGAACGACCAAATGCCCAGCAGCAGGGACAGATGATGCAGAGTCAGATAGGTCAGGTTCCTCAGCAGCAAGCAGCCAACTATCCACCTCAGCCAGCACCTATCCAGCAGCAGATGCAGACTTTTCCCCCTCAGGTTAACGCAAGCGGTCAACCTATTCAGCAGAACGCTCAATATGCAGGTGGTCAGCAGCAGGGACTTCCCTTCCCTGCCCCAAATCAATAATATAAGGTATGGAAATCCATCTAGTAAGAACCTCCACTGGTCTTCGCCCCTACACGGATGATGATTACGAGGAAATGAAAAAGATAAAGGTTGGTTCCATCGTAAAGGCGAATATCGTCCGACCACGCAACGTAAAGTTCCATCGCAAGTTCTTCGCCCTTATCAGAGCAGCATGGGATTGTCTTTCCGAACAGCAGCGCACAAACCTTCGCTCGGTAGACACATTCCGTGAGCAGCTTCTTATAACGTCAGGATTCAGCGAACCGCTTTACGACCTCAACGGACAGAAGTTCTTGGAGAGAGCCAAGTCTATCTCCTTCGCCAAGATGGATGAGCCAGCCTTCAATGAAGTATATAGTAGATGTCTTGATACCATCCTAACCATTCTCATGGCTAATGGTATTACAGAAGACGAGTTCAATAACATTTTACAAAATTATAGTTAGTATGACACGTAGAAACGACAAGCGCAACAACAACCCAGAGTTACCTGAGTTTGCATCAATGCTTTTCGGAGCACTACTTGGAAAAGGAGTAGATATGATTGCAAAGAAGATGGCAGAGAATGCCGAGGAAGAGACTCCTGATATTCATGCAGAAGGCATCAGCAATCAGGACGTTACCAACATCAATAACGGAAAGGCGAGTCTCACCAAATGCACTATCCCGAAGGATGGTACAGCCGTAGAACTTCCTATTCCCGACAACCTTCAAGTCTTCATCAGCGAGGATGGCAAGCCGATGATTCGCAAGAAGATTGAAGGAGACGAGAAAAAAAATCATGATGTCGGAAATGGTGTGCGTGAAGCAATTAGACAGCCTATCACTTACGATGATATTTGCAAGGATTTGTTCTATAACAAGGATACGTACTACCTTGCTGAACGTAACAATATTTCATCATGGGTAATGACTTCTTCAAATTACAAAGACTTCGATAACTGCACATCTATTGCTCAGGTAAAGCGCATAATTGCTTTCAACAAGTTGATGAACATCGCCAAGTATCTCAATGGTGACTGGAAACCGAGCTTCGATAGAGACGATGAAAAATGGAATATCAATAAAGAAGGTGATACATATATCGAAATGTACACAAGAACATTGAACAAATCGGGTGTTTACTTCAAGTCGCAAGAACTTACCAAGGAAGCCATCCGCTTAATGGGTGAAGAATCTCTCAACGACCTTTTCTCAACCGACTGGTAATGGCAAGCTACGCTGAAATCAAGGCAAAGCTAGAGCAGGAAGGCAAGAAGATACGCAAGCGTTCATCCTACGATGAGCACAACTTGCAAGCCGCAGAGGTCAGGTATATCCGTGGGGTATATCCTGACCTTGAAGGAGTCTTCTTTGCCGTTCCTAATGGTGGCAAGCGAACCTCCCGACAAGCCGCATGGCTCAAAGAAGAAGGTATGAAGGCAGGAGTATCTGATATGCTGCTCCTGAAGCGCACCTCCCAGTACGGTTTCCTCTGCATAGAGAACAAAACTCCAAAAGGAAGACAGGAACCCGAACAGAAGGTATTCCAGTTTGAAGTAGAACGACATGGTGGCAAGTACATCATTGTCCGCTCTATAGATGAATTTATCCAAGCAATCGACAATTATTTAAATGGTGAAATATGAGTGATATTAAAATAGGTGATACTTTGTGTATTAGTAATACCAACGATTATATAACAAAATCATTATTAGAAGCATACCTTAATAAAGAAGAAGCGGTAAAAATGGTTATTGCAGTTCTTGAATCTAAAGGTTACAAGATTACTGCTCCACCAAAGGAAATCAAAGATGAATATACCTTTGAACGAGCATGGAACCTATACGAAAAGAAGGTTGGCTGCAAAGCCAAACTCGAAAAGAAGTGGAACTCTATGAGCCAGAAAGACCGCAAGGCAGCTATAGAGTACATACCTCTCTATGTAATCTCCCAACCCGACAAGCAGTACAGAAAGAACTTCCAAACCTTCCTCAACCAGCGAGGATGGGAAGACGAACTCATCGGAACCACACCACCGCCAGCAGCCGTAAATGAAAAGCCTTCCGAAATGAGTCAGCTCATCGCTAGAACAAAAAAAGAACTACAAGAACTGACAGAAGATGCACAGGACAAAAAGCTACGTCAGCGAATCTGCGGAATGATTGAAGTTCTAAAGAATGACCCACAAAGTTCATGTAGAATCCCATTGGAGATATATCGTGACAACGGAACAATGGAACGCTTGGGCATCCAGTGGAATCCGTAACATCTACGAAACCGTTTACCACAATGATACAAATTAGCAAGTACAACAAGCAGCATCCCCTCAGAGTCTTTGAAGCATTCGCTGGGTATGGAAGTCAGAGCCTAGCCTTCAAATACCTCAAAGAAAAGCATCCTGAGTTCAACTTCGAGGTTGTTGGCTTTTCCGAGATAGAATCTTCTGCCATCCAAGCCTACAGACTTCTTCATGGCAGGGAAATCCCGAACTACGGCAACATCGCCCTTCTTGATTGGAATGAGGTTCCCGACTTCGATTTCATCAGTTGGTCTTCTCCTTGCCAAGACTTTTCAAACGCAGGACTTCGCAAGGGAGCAGAGGAAGGTAGCGGCACACGTTCTTCTCTTATTTTCCAAGAAAGGAGAATGTTGGAAGCCAAGCATCCTAAATACGTGATGCTCGAAAACGTGAAAGGTCTTCTCTCAAAGTCAATGAGAAAGTACTTCTTCCAGTATATCCGAGACCTTGACTCATACGGCTACACTTCTTTCTACAAAGTATTGAATGCAAAAGATTACGGAATCCCTCAGAATCGTGAGCGTATCTTCGTAATATCCATCCTACGCACAGAAGACGAGCCGAACCCAGAGTATCACTTCCCTTCACCAATCAAACTGGAGACTACGGTTGAGGACATCTTGGAAGACGATGTATCTCCTGAATATTTCATGTCTCAGCCACTCCTAGAAAAGTATCTCTGTAAAGCAGACATCAATGAATCAATCGAAAAACTCTACCCCGAAGATTTCAATACCGAAAACTGCTGATGGCTGTTCTGTTGCTGTCACCTCCAGTTTTTCAATGACCAGCGTAATGAATATGCTAGACACTGGTCATTATCCTAAGGGTGGAGTCTTAATCATCAAGAAATTATAATGTGCGACAAAATTATAAAGCTAGCAAACCTCCAAACAAAAGGCAGAATAGAACAGCAGACCAGAGTATATTCCACCAAGGGAATCTCACCTACTCTCAATTCAGCCATGGGTCACGGAGGCAACTGCATCTCACTATTCTTAATCGTCAAAGAGATATGAGAAAAGCCATTCTCTACAAGGAACGCACAGCCGAAGGAAGGATGCTACGCAAAGCATACGACACTCATAAGTGCAGCTTCCACGCAAAGATGAAGCATAGAATACCACGTACCGATGGACTCAGTAACACAATCACAAGTTTCTTTACAGACAACTTAGTATTAATCGTAAATGAGATATGATAACAGGAGGAAAGAGAATGAAATCCCTGCTCCTATCGGGGAAGGTGAAGCCTGATATGGGGGGGCAAGTCTTAGACTTATATAATCAGCAAGTATATCAAGGAATCGCCCCTACCATGCTTACCACAATAGATTCATCATCAATGACATTCGTAACAATCATGAGTAAAGAAATCATTCACACCGCTCCCAACGGAAAGAAATACTCCATCCAAATCAGGAAGTACACTCCAAGAGATTGTTTCCGCCTGATGGGAGTCCACGAAGCTGACATAGACAAACTCCTGAGCAAGGAGAAGACTGGTCAACTCATCATCTGCAAGAGCAAACTCTATGCACTGGCAGGAAACTCAATAGTAACCAACTGCCTGACCGCCATGTTCGAGGAACTGATATTCCCTTCTGGGAATCACTACCATGACAAGACTGGTCAGCTATCCCTCTTCTAACATGAACATATTCGGCTATATCAAGGTAGGCAAGCGAGTAAGCAAAGCCCACCGCCTTCTCTTTGAAGGCAAGACCCTTATCATGTGGTACAAAGAGAAACCTATCATCGGAACCATGATAGATGGAAAATGGTGCTGCATGGACATAAACGGAAATAAGGAAATTCTTATGTATCAGTCTTTAGTCACCCAAGTTTCATTCTTACCTTCGCCTCATGAAGACAGAGAAAGAAAAAATCCTAGCCATCATCGCTGAGATTCAGGCAGAGCGTGAAGCTGCACACATCGTGCCACCTCACGTCCTCACAGCCGAAATCATCAACCGAGGATGCCATCATCCATACCAAGCCATCAACGAGTTATGCGCAGAAGGCAAGATAAACTGGTGCAGAACCCTCAACGATATGGCATTCACTATCAAGTCATAGCTTAGCTATGTGGATTGAAACACTATCAGAAAATAATAAATCAAAACAATATGGAAACAACCCCATTAACACAACAACTGCTAAAGCAGTTTATGACCAAGGCATACGAAAATGCCAAAGCCAAAGGCTTGTTAAAGCCTGATTTGGACATCAACCAAGAGTTAATGCTCATCATCACAGAAATGAGCGAAACCATCCAAGCCCAACGCCACAGCCGTAACGGAAGCATTGAAGACTACAACAAGTGGCTGGGAGTATCTGAGGAGCAAGCCTACGAGGAATCCTTGGAAGGAACCGTACAATCTGAGTTTGCAGACATCGCCATCCGCATCATGTCGCTTTTGGGATTCTATAACTCTCAGAAGATAATCTGCCTGATGAATGATATTGAACTCAAAAAGACAGAGGAGTATCACAAGGTTGAGTTCGAGCATGGAACCTACTCCCTTCCTGATGCCATGTACCTCATCATCACTCGCATGACCTACTTCCCTTTCTCCTGCTCGCCAGCATGGATGAACACCTTGCGCTTGCAGGATATTCTGGTTCAGGTCTTCGCCCTAGCCCACATAGAAGGCATAGACCTCGTAGAGCACATCAAGTTGAAAATGCAGTATAACGAATCTCGTCCGTACCTTCACGGATGCTTATATTAGGAGGACAGCAATATGTTTGGAATAGAACAGATTTCAAGACGATGTTTAATGACTATGAGTGATGGTAGCAAAATCCAAGCTACCATCACCATTCCAAAGCCCACCAAGCCCATCTTCCCTGAGCAGATGGAACGTCAGTTTATAGAGAATTTCAATAATTCGCAACCTCATCTAGCAAACAAGGTTGTTAAGTATCACATCATGAGAAATTAAAGCGTATGACAGGCGAAGTAAAAAACGACATCCTAGCACTTGCTCTATGGATATTTTTGGTGGTTCATTTTTTAATATGTGGCGTTATAGCAGCATATCTATGTGGTTATTTCTCACCAGATTGGTATAAAAGATATAAGAAACTTAAAAAGTAAAGCGTATGGCACAGAAATATTTAGTTGGTGACATCTTTATGGTTGATAATCAACCAAAAAAGGTAACATGGATTGGAGCTTCCTATCCAAGAGTAGAGATTGATGGTGTTGATGTTGCTTGTAAGAATAGTGACTTAGAACCAATGCCTCTCACTCCAGAAATTCTAGAAAAGAATGGATGGGAATTTGTAGGAGGTCAACTTGATGAAGATGGATTTACGTGGGATATTTATAGTAATGGTGATGTCTTACCAGACTTATACTATTATCCTGATGGAAAATTCTCAGTTTTTATGTACCGAAAAGAAGTGTTGCCTGATATTGAGTATATTCATCAACTCCAACATTTTCTCTTTGGTTTAGGGCTTAATTCAGAAATGGAGGTGTAGAAATGGTTATAAACCCGATTATTATCATAGTACTAGAATATATACTAACGTTAGCAGGAGCATACTTGTTCTTACATACAGAGGATTTTAAGTATAAATTTCTAGGTTTTCTTCTTGTTCTCATTGGTCTAGGGATTGCATGTGTTACCCTATAATCTACGACACAAATGATTGATTAACCATCCTGCAAAGGATATAAAAAGTAGTAATATGGATATAGATAAATTAGAAAGAGCAAACTTCTTAGCAAAGGGTTTGCTTCCTAAAATAGACGAACTATTAAATATGTCTTCAAAATCACGCTATAGCAAACTTGCGGACAGTATTTGGGGATTATCAGAGTGTGATGAAGAGTTCAAAGCTAAATTCAAGAAACTTCTTTTAGAAACTAAGAAGAAGTGGCAGAAAGAGTTTGATGAACTTTAGTAATAAGCATCTTCTCCTATAAAGGGAGAGGGTAAAAAAGAGAATACGGATTCAAGTAAAATAACATTAAGTAGTTATATTGCATATCTCAAAGGTATGTATCAGCGATATGGCAATATAAGTATTGCGCAACTAAAGCATATAGCAAGAAACAGAAAAAAGGAGGATAAGCAATGAGTATATCAAACGCAAGAATATATCTCAATGGTATAATCGAAAACAACAAGGACAACCCAGACATGCAGAAGGTCATTGGACAGATTAAAAAGGCACTTAAAGAGTTAGAAGATGAATAAGAAGAAAGTTAAAGAGCTGATAGAAGAAGCAAAACATTTAGCAATTTTACGCAAATATGAAAATAGACAGACATATTTGAATAATTGCATTTGTTGTTTGAAAGAAGCTTTGGAAGAACTCTCCAAGTCAGACTGGGTATCTGTTGAGGATGGACTGCCACCAGTAGATAAAGAAGTTGTTGTCCTTACTATAGTTGGCAGAATAAGCTTCGGGCATATAGTAGATAAAAAGATAGCCAAAGACTACAACGGATGGAATATTCCTGATGTAGAATACTGGCTACCATTCGTTGACCCAAAAGATGAATAATTATGGATTTTATGAACTCAGAGCGTAAAGCACGCAAACCTCACAAATGTTATATGTGTGGTTGTACGATAGAAGTAGGACAGAAATATATACGTCAGTTTACTCCCGAATATAGGTCAGCCATCTGTATGCACAAGGAATGTGAAGAACTCCTAGGTTATGAAGGTTTCTATAATGAAGATGATTATGGAACAGATGATGACTTCTTTCATAATGCCATCTTTGATTATGTCAATGAGCACCATACTTCTGAGGATGGTGAAGCTTTTGACGATGGTTGGGATGGTGATAATTATCACTTGGTAAAAATGATTTTAAAAGAATTAGAAGTATGACAAAATTTAAGGTAGTTAGATATTGGGACACATATCCCGATGGAGTTGTTGCAATTTGCGATACAGAGGAAGAGGCTGAAAAGATATGTAAGAAATATCTTAGTAATCGCAAGCCTATGTATGACTATTTGGTTAGAAAGGAGAACGAGTAATGACTAGAGAAGAGTTAAGAAACGATTATGGAAATGAAATCTGTGAGTTATGCTGCCGAGAGTATTTTACTAACAGGGCATACCCAGAATCGCTTTGCGAAGGTCGGTTTTGCGAAGAGGCAGAAGATAGCTTCGCAGATGAACATAATATAAAATTGGAGGGTTAATTATGGATAGAAATCAATCTAAAAAGTTACTGCCTATTATTCAGGCATACGCAGAAGGAAAGACCATACAAAGCAGATGTATTAAAGGTGATACATCACTTTGGTATGATGATGAAGACCCAAGCTTTGATGATGATTTTGAATACCGCATCAAGCCAGATAGTAAACCTGAGAGTAAGACAGATGTAAATTATCGCCCTTTTGCCAACGTAGAAGAGTGCTGGCAAGAATTGTTAAAACATGAGCCGTTTGGATGGGTCAAGGATACAGAAGCCAATGAATATTTAAATGTATATTGCATTTCAAATAGTGCTTCAAGTATAGACCTATTTGGTCGAATGTTTAAAAGATGTATTTTTATTGACGGGAGTCCTTATGGTATAAAAGTGGAGGAATAGTTATGGCATGGGTAGCAAAAGATTATATCGGAGAATGGATATTCAACTGCAAGCCAGATATGTGGGCTGGTGATTGTATCAAACATAATTATTGGTTGCCACAAGATAGATATGGAGCTTATGGTTTTCAACTTCCAAAGGGTAGTATCAAGAAACTCATCGGAAGAGAACTTACTTGGGAAGATGAACCAGTAGAACTTAAATAAGAATAGTTATGCTTGGATTTTATATTCTTTTTGCAGCTTTTATGTGTGACTTTTTTAGTTTTTTAATTGATGAATATTGGAAAAAGGAATAAGCTTATGAAAATAGAAAACATAAAGTTCAAGGCTAAACGCCTTGATAACGGAGAATGGATTTATGGTAGCCTAATCAGAAGTACTGCTGGGATAAAGGAAAGAGCCTACATAGTAGATTACTTTAGCAGTATGAGCGATTATAGTGTTATTGGTGTTGACCCTTCTACCGTCTGTCAGTTTACAGGATTGAAAGATTGTGAAGGCAATGAGGTTTGGGAAGGTGATATTCTAGAAGGAGAGTCTAAATCTGAAATCGTTTACGCTAAAGGCACTTTTGCAATTTCCTTAATTGGTTACAATAAAAGAGTATTTTCTTATCCTTTATGTTATTACATAAAAGAAGACGAAATGGTTGATGGTAAAGTTGTTGGCAACAATTTCGATAAAAAGAAGTAACGTATGAAGATTAAAAAGATAAAAGAAATGAAGAAGGAAATATTTGACTTCTCGGAGGCTTTAAAGCGTATGAGAAAAGGAAAGCTCGTCAAGAGAGAAAATGGGATTTATCCATTTGGCATTGACGAGGAAGGGATATTCTACCATTACGGTCATCATATCTTCAAGGAAGAAAGAATGTCCTCTGAGGATATTCTTGCAACCGACTGGATGGAGGTGTAATGATGTATTTAAAAAGGAAGTAGCGTATGAAGAAACAAATAGTATTAGACGAACAAGATATTGAAGAGTTCCACGAGGATGCAAAGCATCTACGTTGGCTGTATGACAGAATGGTGTATTTGCATGGCGAACAAAGAAACTTAGATTACATGCACCGCTTTGCAAAGATAATTAATAAATTAGAGCAATTATAGCGTATGAAGATTAGATTGGCGAAGAAGATAATGGCTTGCGACTTTCGTAAAGTTGTCAAACGAAACCTGCCATGGGATAAAGAACTAAAAGAATTGGATATTCTGAGCAAAAAGTCTCATTATTGGTATATAAAACATTATGCATATAGACCATTAAAAAGGATTCAAGAACGTCGCAAAAAAGGATGGGGAAAAGAATTATGCCGAGACCACCGCATCGCCAAGGCGATAAGTTTAACAAAATAAGTAGTTATGAATAAAACAGATTTATATTCAGCATTACTCTTCCTGATGCTTAAACTGGAAGAGGCAAAGAGTAACCCGATGCTAGATAAGAACTTTGTTGAAGCATTGACGGAAGTGCTCAGATATTTCCGTGATAACGGAGAGTTGCAGAAAGCCTATGAAAGCAAAAAGGATTCATTGGCAGATATGGCTAATAGCCCTTGGGTGAAAGCACTAAAGGACTATGCCTCCTCTATAAAGAAAGAGGATGGAGTTGATGCAGAATTACCAGATATTGATGCCCTTATAAAAGAACTCTCTTCTGATGAGTTCATCGAAAAGAAAATCAAGGATATTCTTGGCGATGATGTGGCAAACAAAGAAAATAAAGAATAAAATATGTTAGAAGTTATAGTTATACCTTTAATCATTATCTTCTACACGATTATGGGGTTTGTGTTAGGTTTCTTAGCAGGGAAATACATTAACAAAGAGTAGAAATTATGAAGATAGAAATTACAAGAGTAACGGACTGGCAGCGTGTAGTTGATGCTGCTCGGTTCACACAAGGCAAGGAACCGCTAGGACATGAGCCTAGCGATGAGTTCAAGAAACAGATGATTCTCAGCGAGCATTCACCGCTCAGAGAATTGGAGTTCGATATTAAGATGTATGGCATACCATACTGGGTGAGCAATCACTTTGTTCGCCATGTTCATGCTCAGCCATTCGTCTCCACGTCACGACCAGATATTACTGGCTCCAAGGTTTCTCGCCACGATATGCGTCAGGATGATTTGGTCAACTTACAGCTATCCCTCAACGCTCAGGAGATTATCAATATCTCGAAGCTGAGACTCTGCAATAAGGCATCAAAGGAGACAAGAGAGATATGGTATAAGGTACTTGACGAGTTGGCTCGTATTGAACCTTTGCTTGCATCAGCTTGTGTTCCACAATGCGTATATAGAGGATTCTGCCCTGAGCCGAAATCATGCGGATGGAGTAATTCTTCATCCTATGGAATGCTCAGAAGAGCGTACGAAAAACTCAATTTATATCCATTAGAACGAGTATGAAATATCCCAAATATAATCTCAATGAATATGTCGGTGGGCACTTCGAGTACACCACTCCCTGCCCATTCGGCATTAAAGGCAAGTACACAAAGGAAATCCTGATGGTAGGTAGCCTTGCTTGCCAGCGATGTGAACACTTCCGAGGTATTAACAAAGAAGACAACATCGTATCTTGTGGAATCGAATAGTTATAATATTGCAGCCTATCTGCACTCATCATAATATTTAATCAGATTTAATATATGAATACAAAGAAAATCTCAATCATTCAGCGTATCAAGGAGAAGTTCCTTGGAAAGCAGTTCTTTATTGCAGTAATCGCCAACAAGGGAACCAGTTCCTATTTCGTCAACTCTACCATCTACCGCTCAGAGAAGGAGGTGAAGGCTTACAAGAAGTACATCACCACAGATGAGCGTATGAAACAGAGCTTCGATTTCGTAGGCTATTACGGTTTCCGTTCAAAGTTCGACTTCCGCATACCTCTCAGCGGAAAGCCAGTATCAGTTGAAGAGGCAAAGAAACTGGCTGAGAAGTAACATGGCAAAGATTAAAGACCTCACTGGGCAAAGGTTTGGCAGACTGGTTGTCTGCCGCCGTGCCCCTTCTGAAAAGGGAGCAAGAAACGGAGTATATTGGATATGCAAGTGTGATTGTGGCAGAGGAAAGAGAATCCTCAGTTCTGCCCTGCTCTCAGGATTCACACGTTCTTGTGGTTGTCTTCGTAGCGAGAATGCCAAGAGAACCGTCAGACAGATGCAAGCCATCAACAGGAAAAGACGTGAATCATTAACAGATAAAATAAGCATTTCATAAATTCATAGTATATTTGCAAAATGAAATTCAAGTATTTAATAGATAAAGTCAATGGTTTCAGACACCGCAACGATTTTGTGGTACTGGACGGAAGAGCCAACTCGGTCACGCTCTCCAAGGGTATCTATGACCACATCATGCGCAAGGAACGTTTAGACACCTCTATCTTCGTGTTCAGGTTGTCCGAAAGAGAAACATACGGATTCTGTATGCGTGAGGACTGGGAAAACCTTCACAAAGTTAATACCGCCTTCACTCAGCTTCAATTCAATCAGAAGTATAAGAAGGTAGGTTTCAGGAGCGACTACCCTTCCATCACCGCCATCCTTGATGAGTACAACCTTCCTCTCAACAGAATGGTTCGCCTTACTTGCATACCACGCAAGTCACAAAAAGGAGAACCTTATTACGAAATCATGCGACCAAACTTAAATTCGAGCACATGGCAACAAGACAAGAAGTAATATTTCAAGGCTTGACACACTCACCATCCGACTATAATTGTCAGGATGGTGAGTTGGCAACCTGCCTCAACCTCATCAACGAGGATGGGGCACTCCACCCTATCCACCAGCCAGTAGTAGCTGAGCCGAACATCACGCTGGATGCAGGAGATACCATTGAACTGGTGCATAAGGTAACACACGATGAAACGATTCACTCCCACTACATCATCCGTAAATCAGATGATACTTGGTACTGGATGGAAAAAGGTGGAGACGGAACCAAGAACACCATCGACTTGAACGGATTCCACGTCAATGCCGTCACAGCAGTAGGCAATATAGTTAATTTTGTTGGAGAAATATCTATCAAATACTTATATTGGATTGACGATAATTATCAGCTATTTGATAGAGACAACTTTAACTATGGAATCAAAATCGGTTTTAAAGAATTTGATTATCAAGGTGGTTCAGCAGAAATCTCGCTAGGTGATGAATTTTGGGATTATGTTACTTATGAAAGCAGTTCTTCTGGTAGAAAGATAACTGGAATGAATGTAAACCAAGTTTCAAAAGTTTTCAACATGTTTGACGCTGTAATTAATAAGACTTTGTCCGACAAAGGAAAACAATGGCAAAAATATTTTGTGTTTGGAGTAGCAGCCATCAGGTTATACGATGGTACATACTACAGCATTTCCAATATTTTTAAACTTGACTGGAATAGTTCAACTTTAGCTTCTGTTAGTGTTGACCCTTATAACAAGAGATTTTGGTCGATTGGACCAGCAATAGCAACTTGGACTATTAGCGCAAACATAGATAACCTTGATAAAATATCAAATCTTATACAAGGCATTGATATTTTTTTAAGCAAAGCCGAATCTTTCGTTAATTTAGAATCAGCAGCAGCCAAATACGTTGTACCAGAATTAAATGATAGAGACCAAGGTGATATGTTTTTCACAATGATGTCAGGAAAGGAAGCAGCCAATGCCATAGATTCCCTATCATTCTATCATTCACTATTTATCAGTAAAGACGAAATTGGCAAAGAACTTCAACTCAAAAGAGTTGAGGGAACGGAAGAGTCTTTATCTTTGGCTAACCTATACCGTTCTGATTTAGGAGGTAAATGTGCGATTACATACAATAATAGACTTCATGTAGGGAATGTAAAAGAAGGATATAATGTTGATTTGATAAGTAATATCACTCCTGAATTATCAAACTTGCCAAACGATGCACAATTAAATACAGAAGGAATTGTTAGAGTGAAAGCATCAAACAAAGAATTTTGGTGCAAGGTTGATGATTTAGGTGCAAGACTATATTACTTTGTATGTGTACCAATCTTAAATGTATCTGAAATCACATTCTATAAAAAGACTGGAACTTCTGTGTTTGAGAAATCTACGGTTAACTTGCATTCTTCCGAAACTACAGCATTCTCTTTTTACGTAGCTGGAGAAGGAAAGGAAAACGTACCGCAATTTGCTTTACCATGGGAAACCTCATCAGAAGAGGAATGGAACAATATTGTAAGCAAGTACGAAAACTATAAAACAAACACAAATGCACTTCCATATTCTTCTGTTGTGAAAGTAAGCGAAGCTGAGAATCCTCTAATCTTCCCTGCAAAGAATAGTGTTCAGGTTGGTTCTTCTATCATAAATGCACTTGCTGCTAACACTAGACCAATAAGCGAAGGTCAGTTTGGTGATGCACCTCTATACGCTTTTACCGATGAAGGTGTATGGGTATTGATGCTTGGAGAAGAAGGAACATATATTGCCCGACAGCCAGCCAATAGAGATATTTGCTCCAACCCGAAGGGCATCTTGCAGATTGATGATGCAGTTCTGTTCCCGACAGAGCGAGGAATCATGATGCAACAAGGAAGAGAGTCCGTTTGTCTTACCGATGTACTGGATGATTATCCTTTCGATTTTCTATCTATCTACTCACATTCAACAAAGGATAAGACCTATCCGAACAAACTCCTTGAACTAGGTAATATTCCTGAGTCAGATGTGAAGTATGTCCGTTTCCGTAAGTATCTCGAAGAAGCTGATATGATTTACGACTATTATGATAGTCGTATCATCGTCTTTAACCCGAACTATACTTATGCTTACGTTTACTCTTTGAAAAGCAAGATGTGGGGAGCCATGCACAATGTCTTCAACAAGCGAGTAAATATATATCCTGAGTCATACGCTACAGACAAAGCAGGAAACATACTCGATGTGTATGTGAAGGAGCCAACAGAGAATGTTCCATTCTTCCTATGTAGCCGTCCTTTAACGCTTGGTCAGGATGCCTATAAGACCATGTTCGATTGCATTACAAGAGGATATTTCAGCAGCATTCAGGCAGGAAAGTGTGGAACGGTTCTATTTGGAAGTAATGATTTATCTAATTGGTATTACGTTGGTTCGTCTACAAATATGTATCTCAGAAATCTTGTAGGTTCCCCATACAAATATTTCAGGGTCGTGTTCATGGGTAACCTTGCCCCAAACGAATCTATCAGCGCACTATCTACAGAGTTCCAATCAAGATTACAAAATAAACTCAGATAATTATGGCAGAATATACATTATTAGCTTTCGATTCACAGCGTGCACGAAATGGAGCATCCGTAGGCTATATGGATGCCAACAACAAAGTGCATATAGCTACAGAAATAAAGTTCTATGAAATAAGAAGGTCAGACTACTTCGGCTACATCATGTTAGACGGAAAGCAATATGAGTTTTTAGCAAATGGCTATTTTTATGTAAATGGAGATAAGCAGTTGCTAAAGATAGTAGAATCCTCTATCACAAAGACAACTGGAACGAAACTTGTCAGAGAAACTTCTTCCGATGGAACATCAAACGCTCGCCCATTCCCTAGAAATGGAATAGCAACCACATCAGAAACAGGTGGAACAGAGGAAAGTGACAAAACAGAGGAAATCTTCTCAATCGCTACCCTACAGCCTAGAGAAGAAGTAGCAGCAAGTTGCTTGCAGTCTATGCTCCAGCGGTATACGAATCCGCTCAATATAGACAACACCAAGATTAAGCAACTTGTAAGCAAGTCATTCTTGTTTGCTCAGGAGTTCATCAATCAGGCAGTTCTTTATCGTGAGAAGGAGACAACATCAGCAACCGTTGAGAACAACAAGTACGCATCAGTTGATTCCGATTCTCTCAGCAGCGACACCGATAAACTGCTCTACAACATAGCTACGGCTATGAATAACTTTATCGCTCAGGATAAGAACCAGTATGCAGACCAGCAGAAGAATGGTTTGAAGCTGGCAGCTACAGATGTTAACGTCAAGACTTTACCTGAGTCTATAAAGACGGTTGTAAGTGGTTCTGTCAGCGCATCAGTAAGCGGAAATGTTGATGCTGCTGTTACTGGTTCAGTAACAACCAAGCAGGAATCCACATCTAGTGGAACATAAACTTAGATAAATGTTTTTTTACTATATAAAAAATAAAGGGTAGCCGTCCGTGATGGATAGCTACCCTTGCTTTTCGTTAACCTAAAACGACTAATATACTAAAATGGATGCAATGCTATTCTTACTCTTCCAGCCGAGCGATTACTTGCATCCTTTATCTTCTTTTTCTTATCCTCAGCCAGTGCCCAGAACCTATCAGCACCATCAGGAAAAACAATCATCAGCCACTCATATAGGCATTGGTTCACAATATAATCGTGAATATATACCGTCATGGTATGCACACTTGTCTTCGAGAATCCACTTGGCATTCTCATGGCTAAATAATAGGCATCCTCATCATTTGTCGGGGAACCTATACACTCTTCCCACTCATTGGAATCAAAGCCACCACCAAGCATTTCCATCTTGGTATATCGGAAAAGCATTTCCTTGCAGTCTTCTACCGCTGAGTCAAGAATCCTTGCCAGTTTATCCCGATTGCCATCCTCGCCCACATCATAGACGTTATGAATCAGGTGTGAATCCTCTACAGAACTGGAGATTGAATCAGCATAGGCAGCAGCCGTATTCTTGATGTCAAACACCAGTTCTTTCTTTTGCAGTTCTATCATCACCTTGTAGCCAAGGTTACAAACTCTACATTCTTTCATTACTCACCTCCTCCCCCTATTCATTTGGAGTAGTTCGACTTGGACGCTCTCGTCTGTTGAAAGTCTCATGCAGATTCTTGATGGCTACAACAGACAATTCTAAATAAGTCTTCGACTCGTTAGGATTGGTAATGATAAACCAATCCATTAAAGCCTTGTTGATAATGTAGTCATGGATAGAACTGGTAAGCGCATCCTTCAAAGCAAGCGGATAATTGGATGGAAGGGAGAGGTTAATGACAATATTGGTATCATCACTTATCAACTCGTTAGACGCAGTAGTGCCATTACCTGTTTGAACCGACTCACTCAACTCTACGAGCAGTTGGCTATACGCATTCTGAATGCTACGTAATGCCTGATTCTTGTCTTCATCATCATCACTTGCCTGAATGTTACTTGCAGCCTCAGCATCCATATCAGCAGCCCTTCTGCTACGTCCTGTCAAGAATGCCTTATTTTGAAAGTCATATATAAGTTCACTCATATATAACGTTATCGTTAAATTTTTCCTTGCCATGCTATGATATTTTTGTTCGTATTGGTTTCTTTTTATAAAACGTTTTATCCTTGATGTCAAGCAATAATGCAGCAGCATTATCTGCATACTCCTTCACCTTGTCAGGCGCAGTAATCTCGCACCATTTCCCGATGATGCTGTTCACGAGGTATGATGTAGCGGAACGGATAATGGAAGGTTCCATCTTTATATCAAATCTACTTGATAAGGTCAGCTTCCAGTTGATGTTTCCATCCTCATCATTAATCTCTTCAACAAATTGTTTCAGGAGATTCATCAATGTATCAACCGATTCATTATAGAATCGCTCAATCATCGCCAAGTCTGCATCCGTCACAAATACTTGGTCAAATGCCGACTTTCCATCCTCCAGTTTATTCTTTGCGCCTATATAGGCAGTAGTCTTCGCTACCTCCTCATACACGTCACTTCTCTTGATTGTAATTATTAAGTCTGCCATTCTTTATCTTTTTATATAGTTTATAACCTAAAACGACTAGCAAGACGCAGAGTGCTCCAAATGACCAGATAGCGTATTTCAACTGAAACTGCTCCCACTTGGATAACTCCTTCTCTACTGGATAGGGTACTGGGATGGAATCTCTTTTCAGGAAGGAATCCACCTTCACCTTATATACGTTTTTGAATAATATCTTTTCGTGCCATCGGTCAACATAGCGAGTATCTCCATTCTGTCTGATAAACACGGAATCATGCACGAAAACGCTGTCAGAAGTATACAGCGTATCGTGTTTTAATACTTCACGACATACAACTTTTTCCATCGGGACGTATTTTGTCTTGCATCCCGACAGAAGAAAAGCTATCAGCAACATACCCAAAACATATATCAGGAGTTGCCAGAAATCAGTATCGTACCACTTCTTCATAAGCCTACACTTTGAGTGCTACCAATGCTCTTTTCAAATACTTACGTCTATGCTCTAAACCGTAAGTACCACCATTGATGGTCTTTGTTATAGCAAGAAAGCTATCACTATCAGCCAATTTATTCAAGCCGTGTTTCCACCACCACCACATAGCACTCTTGGTAGCATATCGTGGCTGCTCCAATATTTCAGGATGCTCCATTATATCATCAGTCACTTGCTTGCTATTTTGAAAAGCCTGATAGTTGGCTCTGCCAGTAATCTGAATCAAGCCCCTGCCACGATATTTATAGCCGTCACCATCCTTCAAGTTGCCGAGCATATTCTTCAACTTACCCACATCATACTTGTGGAAATAGTTCTTGTTGCCGAGTTCCTTGGTATATCTCAGTTCACCACTTTCATGCGCTATCTGAGCCAAGAAGTGAGCCATACGCTTAGGAGTATCAATGTTGAAAGCCTCAGCATAACCATTAATATAAGGCAGAAAAGCATCCACCTTAGCCTTCGCATTCGGCATAATATCCAAAATCTGTTCTCTTGTTACCTTCATATTATTTACTTTCCTTTACTTGTTTCAACATATTTGCGAGTTCGTCCTTCACCTTACTCTCAAAATTACCTAACTTGGTCTTAAAATAAACGTTTACTCCGAATATTGCTCCAGAGTAAACCAATGCTTGGCTGATGTACCAGAGTACACCATCCGAAATCACATAGTTGTTCAAGAAGAATGATAGGAAGGCAAGGACGATGCCGCTCACCACCATTCCAATAGCTGTACCATATTGCAATCCTTCACGCACGTTTGGAGTCATAACTTATCTTTTTATACTATTAACATTAATAATATGCAAAGATAAGAAATGATTCCCAAATAGTCACTTTATCCGTTAATAGTATGCCATATTTTGCTTGTCGGATGCAAGCAATCAGGGTCTTGCAGATACTCTATAGCCATCAGAACCACCATTTCCTTCAATTCTTCTGCATCTTTACTGAATCTCTCCAGCAGCAGATGATGGTCACTCCTCAACAGATTCATAGTTACCGCCAAGTCATAGATGGTATAGTCAGAAATATCATCCTGATGCTTGTCAAAGGCTTCTCTTATCTCATTATCCGAGAAGAAGGGAGCCATGTGCTTAGTTCCGTCAGCATCCTCATACCACATCTTGCAAATTGCATCGTCGGCAAAGTGCTTATCAAAATGCTCTTCGCTCAATACTCCATACACCATCGCACAAAGATGATGAACCTCCACATCGCTCAACTTGCATGAGAGATACTTGCCGACTGCCTTAGCTACTGCCAACATCTGTTCAGGGGTCAACTCCTGCTGATACTTTTCTACGAAATCTACAAAATCCATAATATAAAAATTAAAAGTTTATGATGCTGCAAAGATACCAATATCTTAAACGCAGCACCATAAACTCGTAGATATTTCTGTAACTATCTGAATATCAGATAAATACAGTTACGGCAAAAAACACCTCCTTTCTTTATTCGTCCTTAAATCTGGTTCTCTTCTCTCCACCCCTCGTCCAGATGTCGTTTTTCTTCCGTTTCGCCACCTTTCCGATAACGTCATTTTCGTAAAGTTCGGGGTTGTCTTCCCTCCCTTGGGTCTCCGTAGCAATACCCTTGCTGGCATTGCCACCTTGGCTGGCATCAGGTTTCCCATTGCCATACCATTTCTCATCACTTGGTTTGTCTGCAATCATAACTATAAACTATAAATTATAAACTATAAACTATAAACTAAGCAGCGAGTGGTGGATTCTGTCCATCAGGACTCACCCCCTGACCGCTCATCATCTGCTGCAACATCGCCTGAGCCTTCGGATTGCTCTGTGATGCCTGAGCCACTTGGGCTTGAAGCTGAGGAGAGAATCCTTGTGGAGTCTCACCATTCTGAATGGCTTGCTGGTTGGATGCAACCGATTGCAGCAACTCCTCTCCAAATGGGAAATCTCCTACTTGCAGCAACTGCTCCAGAGTAATAGCCTGATTCTGCCACAAGGTCATAAGGAACTCATTTGCCATCTGTCTGTATACAGGAGTAGCCGTACTTTCCGTGATATTGATGTCAAACTCCACGTCTCTAATCTTCTTAGGGTCGTAGTGTACAATCTGTCCTGCCCTACCAACAATATTGAAGTTACGAGCCACGTCATAGTACTGCTGCATATTCTTCACGGTCTTGTAAGCACCATCAATGATAAACTGGCTGAAACTCTCCAAAATATCAAGCAGCGACATGGTAGCATTCTGTGTTTGCTGGGCATAGAGCGAACCGCTCGTACCTGATACTCCTGGTTTACCTTGCAGCGCACCATTCACTCCCGATATATCCTCGAAGAACTTCAACTGATAGCTGAGCAAGTCACCGATACCGATGTTCGTAGAGTTATTGGCTACTTGCTGAGGAACCTGACCGCTATTATTTGGCTTATACCTCACCACACCATTGAATCTACTCCACTCATCGCAGAAATCATCCCAGCTCATATCATCAGGCAGACAATCCTCAGGACAGAGCAGCACACCCTTGGCACTCGCACGCATGATGAAGTCATACATCGTGATAAGTCGGTTCACGTATCTCTGCTGGTCAATCACATCTTCCACGAAGCTGTGAATCTCGCCATCAATAAACGGATAGAACTTGAAGCAATAAGGATGCTCACCATGAGCATAAGGAGTCTCGCCTTCTCTCAGAATATCACCGAAAGGAGAAAGATAGTAGAAATGCCAGTAATCATCCATAAACCACTCTGCTTCAATCAGAGGAATATCCTCTTCCAGCATGCCAGCAGCCAGACCTCTCGCCAGTCTTCTTTCGTTCTCTTCTTCTACTATCTCCTTCTTATCCTCAATGTCAATCTTGAAATCATCTCCATTGTTGTAGTCGTGGCATCGGTATCTCGGTTTACTCTCCTTGCGCCAAACCTCAATCACTCGGCAGAGTGAAGGGTTGGCTGGATTCATAAAGTCGATGGTCTTAGGGTCGAACTCACCAAATCGCTGAGTGCAGTCAGCAATCACGAAATCTCGGTTAGCTGCCAGTCTGTATATCTCCTTCAACTTACGAGCCTCAGCAGGAGACTTGGCAAACTCTCGCAGCACGTTGCCGATGGTGATGTCATGCACCTCACCCAAACAACTCACGTCCCAACCACGGAAATCCCTCATATTGTTGTCTATGAAGAAATTGTTCGGGTTCACGTAGTCCGTCCAGCAATCCAACCTACCTCTTCGCCATCCATACTTTTTCTTATAGATAGCAGCACCGCTTATCAGGAACTCTTCCATGGTTCGTGCATCCAGTTCCGTCTCTCGGTTCAGTTGTCGGTTACATTGCAGCACCACGCTCATGGTCTCGCCATATCGTTTCTCATCCTTATCTCTGGCATTGCAGGTAGGTTCCTTGCTCTGGGAGCGATATACACCCAGCACATTCTTCACCAATCTTCTGATAAGGTTGTTCTTCAATGGTTCGCTACCCTGCTCACGGATATAGTCTTCCTCCCTGATACGCTTAGTAAAGCCACACTTGCTTTTGAACTCAATGGTATCGCCCCACTGGTCTCCATAGCAGTATCGCTTGTTTCGTAATCTTCGCTTTCGGAAGTTATCCATGTTGTTGTAGTATCGTTGAGCCTCCAGCAAGATATGGAAGACACGCTCGTATGGCTTGTCAAATCGGTTCTTGGATGCCTTCACGCTATCCAGTTCTTCCTTGTCAAGCACCCTGCTCAACGATAGCAGTTTTGTTTCTTCTTTCTTCTTTGCCATAATTTATGATGTTGTAGGTTCAACAATATGTGCCAGTTTTCTAGCCACCCCAATGAATTTGCTTGCGGTATCTGTATCACCAAGACTGATGCAAGTAAGATAACCAGCCATATACACGATGGAATCCTTCAATGTTTCAGGCAATTCAATATTACCTTCACTAATAGAAGGCATACCCACATAAGTAAGCGATACGGTAGCCGTATTACTCTTGCTTGTGAAAAGTTCCAAGTACCGATTACCGCTATTATGAATGAGTGCAGCGATAGGTCGCTCAGGGTTTCCCCTTACTCCGAATCGGTTACACTGAATCTTGTAGGCATCATCCTCTTCTGTGATTATCTCAGCCGAGCGATTCCAGTCACTAGCCTTCACGTTAAGGAGTCTAATCATGTCGGAAGGCAGATAGACGGTTCCCACATAAGCACCATTTGATTCAGCCCAAGCAGTCTTCAATTCATCGAACTTTTCACCATCCAGCATACTGGCAGGAGCATCCTCCAATATGATTCTTGCTGCATCTACTATCTTACTCTGAATCAACTCGCCTTGTGACAAGGTATCAGTATCGGTAGGAGTCAGCAAGCCAGAAGTCTCTTGGTTTCTGTCCAAGAGCACCTTCACTTCTTTAACCAGTTCAGATACAGCATACGTACTCATTACTCCAGTCCTTCTAGTTCAACACCCTTTTCCTTAGCAATATCCAAGATGTCTTCCTTGGTCTTCATCTTGGAACGGCTCACGCCATAGGTCTCTGCTAGATAGTCCTTGGCATCCTCAAAGTCTGCCACAACATGAGTCTTCTTCTCGTCAGCCACCTTCTTCTTGGTCTTGGCAGCAGCCTTCTTCTTGGCTTCCGCAGCTTCCTTCTTCTCGTCAATGGTCTCCACCAAGAAGAACTTGTCTTTGAACCAATAATGAGACTCGATAGCCTTCTGTACCTTTGGGTCTCTTGTCATATAGATACTACTACCCATCGTCTTACCCTCAAAGACAATGCGCATTCTCTCGTTACCTACCATAACGCTGAATGCCAAATCCGAACCAGCTTGATATTTCTTAAACATGATTATACCTTATTATATATGTGTTACTAAAAAAGGGATGGGGCTAGTGCCCACACCCCTCACTATTTAATGAATAATTTGCAAATCTACTTGCTTTTAGGCAGCAGCCTTGGTTTCTTCTGTATCAGTTGCACTTTCTGTTGCAGAAACCGCAGCAAGGCGCATACGAGCGTGTGCCTTAGGGTACTTCAAGTACAGACAAGCTACCTCCTGAATAACTACTGCATCGGTGTTACGGATGCCAGCCTTCTTCAAGTCGAGCACGTTACGTGTCCAAGACAAGTGTACTCGCTTAACCAAGAACTCAGGGTCAAGGGCAAAGCCGCAGTCACTCATATCGAAGAGGTCAAATAACTCAGAGTGAATCATCAGCACCTCACCGAAGTCAGTCTCCCAACTCTTAAACTTCAAATTCCAAACCTCAACGGTGTCCTTCAAGCGGAACTTATCAGACTTAATCTTACTGAACGCACTCACGAAGGCAGAACCAGCAATAATAACCTTGCGCTTGTTGCCGATACCAGTACCCACAAACAAGTCCTTGGAAATATCAACCAACTCCAAATCAGTAATCACTCGCTCATTCTTGCTGTAACCTTTTGCAATCTCGTCAGCAGTAGCAATATGACCTACCTCAATGTCCTTACCAGCCATCCACCAGATACCCTTGGTAAACCACTGAGTAGAGTTATTCTTGGTTGTATGCTTGATACAAGCCATGTCGCCGAAGAGATAAGTACCTTCCATAGCAAGACGCATATCGTAGATGCTATCCTCCTCAATATCCGAGAAGTCCCAATCTACTCGCTTAGCAGCAATCTTATTAAAGGTACTCTCCTCAACCTGAATCATGAAGTTCTGGCAGTACTGAATATCAGAATCAGGAAGGTTGTTGAAACGACCAGTCTGTACGTCCAATTCACCGCAACTCTTAGCCATACGGATAAGTTTCTGACCCTTGGTCAAGGCAGGAATACCGATAGGCTGTTTCTTAACCAACTTACCATTTACAGCAAATACAATAGGGAAGCCCTCAGTATCTTTACCGCAAACACAAAGTTCCAAGTCAGGAGTAGGTTCATCAGTAAGTTCTGCATAAGCCTTACCTTCATAATTGGTAATCGCCTTAACACCTACGACTCGGATGGTATCATCCAGCGTAAACATTTCAGGGTCTTCCACCTTCAATACCATAGATGTACCAGTGCTCTCCAACGTAGCCTCCTTCACGGTAGTCTTGATTGGACGTGTACCGATACTCCAGTATTCTACAACAAACGAATCAGCAGACTTGGTTGTCGCATAACGTGAAATCTGGTCAACTGGAGTAGCCATCGGACGAATCTTGATAATCTTGTCGTTGATGTCATTCTCATAGAACTCCGTACCATTCTCGTTATAATGCTCACGACCCTTGGTTTCGGTAGCAATACCATCATCCTGACGAGCAGCACCACCATTGCCAGCATCATCGGCAGCAGTAGCACCACCAGCTTCCGCAGCGTGACCACTCTCGGTACTACCGCCATCAGGCAGAGCCGCCTCAGCCATGATAACCTGACCATTCACTCCAAAAATAACTGCCATAACCATCATAAAGATAGAAAGCAGCCGATTAAATGTACTTTTCTTCATTGTTATCCTAAATATTAATTAAACATTATATATTATCTTTTTACCTTATCGAATGCGTGTTCTCTTCTCATTACCACGCTCCCAGATATTTCCCCTACGTGATGCCCTACCAAGCGCACCAAGGTTTGGCTGGTTATCCGTCTGCTTGGTCTCTGCATTGGCAGAATCAAGGTCGGCAGTTCCATCGCCCTTCTTTCTCAGTTCAAGGTTCTTGACGTGCTTACTATTCTTGCCACGAACTTCGCCTTCATGTGCCGCATCAGCAACATCGGTATCATGGTTCTTAGCCTTGATGAAAGCGGTAATCATATCCTCAGTAAACTTGCCAGTCACCACATTTCGCATGGTCTGAAAGCATTGGTCGATGGCTTCATTCACAGCTTCCTCGCCATATTTCTCCTCCAACTTGTCGAATACTTCATAGCTGGATGGCATATTCTTGTCATACTCCTCCTGCAATTTCTTGCCGTTGGCAGCATTCTGCAAGAACTCCGACTGAGCCGATGCAATCTCATCCGCATTGTCAGGGTCAGAATAGTAGTCAATGGCATCCTCGCCATGTGTACGAATCAACTCAGCGTAAGGACTCCTACCTGCCTTCATTGCTTGTAGGAAGGTAGCTGCCTCAGGGTCACTGCCCAACCAGTCACCCATCGCCTTCTCATTATCCTTATAACCCTGCAAAGCCTTCTGGTCGGCATCATAATCATCATTGATTGCGCCATACATAGCTTCATCATCCGCATACTCCGTGTCGGGGTGTCGGGTCTTCAAACGCTCCAAAGCCAAGTCTCTCTTGGTCTTTGTTTCCTGCTGCTTGGCAGCACCAGCATTCTGTTCAATATTTGTATTATCTGGCATATATATATGTATTAATTTATAAATCAATGCCCAAAATTAATGCTTTTTCGGCTAATTTCCACTTTATCCGTTAATTATCGTTATTCAAATACGACTAATTCAATTATTTTTTGTATATTTGCAGGGTCAGATATGAAATATAAGGATTCACGATGTGATTTTAAAGAAGAACGTGATGCTGATATATTGAGGGCTTATCGTGAGATACTTACGACAGGAGACAATATAACACTCTCAGAGATTGAGGAAAAGCTATCCCAGTCTCCGAGCTGTAGATTTTGGGTCTCGGAAGACCGTGCTTATATAGTCATATTAGACTTATTATTGGGAAAATCCATTGATTATATGATACCTACCCGAAGGGCAATGTATCAGGAGATTTTCAGAAGATTCAAGAATTATAGAAAGCAATATCCACACTTATCCAAGATGGATATTATCAAACGTGTATGCTACGAGCCAGCACCCAGCTTCTATCTTACTCCACAAACCATGCACGTCATACTTTATAGGGTGAGAAAGGAGGAGAAGAAAAGATGCTACGAGGAGCGAAAGAGAAGATTGCGCTTTATGCAGTGTACATTATAATAATGTGTATCACTCTTATGGGCTATGATGGCATGGGCTTGTCAGATGGCTGCACTCTTTGGCAGCGCATCAGTTATCCGTTCTTTCATCAGAACGTTTTCCATGCCGCCATCAACCTTTATGTATTCCATCAATGTTACCGAGCCATACCTTGCGGCATCGGTCACATGGTCGCATTCTATCTCATCGCCATCAGCTATCCTTCCCAATCCTCCGTACCTATCATCGGTCTCAGCGGTTTAATCTATGCCTACATGGGGTTCATCGCCCCTTACGTCAATAAAAAGGTAAGATACAATACCATCATCTTTCTCTATATCAGTATTGGAATCTTCATTCCCTGCATGGCAGTTGGAGTCCACATCTACTGCTATGTACTAGGTTTGTTGTGGGGTTATCTAAACGCACCGCTATGCCAAGACAAGTAACCGCCAAACTGACTGATGCTCTTGACAAACACGTATTGGGCATCCTGAAAGAGAACGAGAAACGCATCAAGGAAATCAACACACCTTTCAATCCTGTCAAGGGTGAAGGTTGTGGAGATAAGCGATTCGTGCTTTTCCTTCCTGACTTCCCTATTCAGAAGCAGAATCTTCCAATATCCATGAAGAAGATTCCGCTCGTCAAGATGCTCATCGAGTTGGGTAGCTGCAAGGCAGTAATCGAGGAACTGCACAAGGATATAGATGAGCCATATAACCTAGAGGAAGAAACAGAGCAACTGGTTGAGCAGTTTACTCGCATCAGGATGAAGCATGACCCATTCTTTTTCTTCGCCACGTTCATCTATATAAAACCGAAAAGTTGCGGTTTACCATTCTTATTCAAACTCAGAAGACCTCAGCGAAGGCTGCTCAGATGGTTGGAGGAGCGAAGAAGAAAGAATCGACCTATCCGTCTTATCTTACTGAAAGCCAGACAATGGGGAGGTTCTACGGTTATCCAGATGTACTTCCTTTGGTTGCAAATCATGTGGAAGAAAGGTCTCAATTCGTTGATTATTGCTCAGGTGAAGGACACGGCAGAAACCATTCGAGGAATGTTTGATGAGGCTTTGAAGATGTTCCCAGTAAAGTTCCTTCATGAAATGGGAGAAGCTTATTCTGAAAACGAACCAAAGTTTGTTGGATTCGGTTCATCAGGTAACGTAAAGAAAGTACCTCAGAGATTCTGTAAGATTAAGGTAGGTTCTATGGAACGTCCTAAATCTCTAAATGGTGAAGATTATACGCTAATCCACTGCTCCGAGGTTGGATTGTGGGAAGCAACAGATGGAAAAACACCAGAAGATGTTGTTAACAATGCCACAAATGGTGTACTCTACCGACCATATACTATGATTGTATATGAATCAACCGCAAACGGTACAGGAAATTTCTTTCATAAGGAATGGCTGGCAGCAGAATCAGGAGAATCACAATTTGAGCCGTTTTTTGTCCCATGGTTCGAGATTTACGACCTATACCATCTTGATTTTGAAAGCAAGAAACAGAAAGAAGAATTTGCCAGATGGTTATACGAGAATCGCAACAACACCAACACGATGTCCGACCGTGAAGAGCCATGTACATATCTTTGGAAGTTGTGGCAAATGGGTGCTACTTTAGAGGCGATTAACTGGTACATTATGGAGCGAAGGAAGTTTTCTGACCATGGTGACATGGCTAGTGGTTATCCATCAAATCCAGTAGAAGCATTCAAACACTCAGGAGCCAAGGTATTTGCAGAAGAGAAGGTTGACCAGTTCAAGAAAGGTTGCCGAGCACCTAAGTTCATCGGTGATGTTTACGGAGATGGATATAAGGGCAAGAAGTGCCTACAGAATGTTCGATTCACAGAAGACAAGACAGGGCAGTTGTGGATATGGAGCAAGCCTGAATATTTTGATGATTGCAAGGTAACCAACCGCTATCTGGTTGTCGTGGATATTGGCGGTAGAGGTAGTAAGGCTGACTGGTCTGTTATCTGTGTCTTCGACCGATATTGGATGATGGAAGGTGGTAAGCCATACGTGGTAGCCCAATGGTACGGACACATCGATATGGACTTGCTGGCATGGAAGGCAGCTCAGATAGCCAAGTACTACGACAATGCCCTATTGGTGATTGAATCCAACACCTTGGAGACGAAAGACAAGGAGCACATCTTGGAAGGTGGTGACCAGTCTGAGTTCATCCTGAATCAAATAAAGGATGAGTACGATAATCTCTATGCACGCAAGCAGAGCGAAGCTGACATCAAGGAAGGTCTTCCACGCAAGTACGGATTCCATACCAATGTGGCAACCAAGCCAATGGTTATCTCTGTTTTGGTTCAGGTAGTCAGAGAGCATCTATACGTTGAGCGTGACCAACGATGCCTGAATGAGTTCCTTACCTACGAGCGTAAGAAGAATGGAGCATACGGAGCCATTGACGGCAAGCACGATGATTTGCTCATGACCAGAGCCATCGGACTCCACATCTGTTTCAATGAAATGGAAATGCCTAAGATGATACAGAATCAGGCAAGAGTAATGAGAAGAAAGGTTTCTGTTTCGGCAGCAACCATCATATAGTTTCAATCAATTAATAATTACCATTATGAAAGTAAAAAACATTTTCAAGCGCATCAAGTGCGAAATCATGTACCGCCAAGCTACGGCTAAGGCAGACCTCGCAGCAAAGAAGAACCACGGTGACATCTTCTATGTTCTCCCTACGCAGAAGGGCAACTTGATGATTATGAACCGCTCCTATTTTGAAGCGTTCAAGAAGACTAAGTTAGTAGATAAAGACATGAAGGTTAGAGACCTCTTCCGTGATTGTGTCTATCATACCAACTGCAAGAGTAAGAATGGAAAACTCAGCCGAAAACGCAAATTCCTACGCTGGAAAGGCTTAATCTAAAGTTTTTCTATTCAAGTGTTAACGGATAAAGGATAGGTGGAGAAAATTCTGCCTATCTTTGCGCTATATTATTAATAATGTGTATCAAATATGATTTATAAAATAGTACAAGGCAACGCTTTCAATCTCCATATCTTGGTAAGGAAGATGGATATGTCTAAGGAGTTCAATCGGCTGGTTGACTTCGATATGACTCAGGCATCTGACATCAAGGTGGAACTGCAATGCTGTTTCGATGATTCCATCATCGTGCCAACGTCCATCGGTGGTATCGAGCATAATGTGCTTGTATGCAATATCCCAGCCACCCTAGGAGTAGGCAACTACAATGTAGCCGTTTCATGGACTTATGAGGGTTATGCGATGAAGAGTGTTGAGCGAAACATCTTGCAGATTATTGAGACCAACAAAAGGGTGAAGGTTCCTTGTGGAGTCTTTCAGGGCGATACGGTTGGCATGTTCGACCTTCGCTACTACATGGTCACAAAGAATCAGTCTGATTGCACCTTCGTTTATTCTCTTGACGATATTACACTCTCCAACACTCCAGCTACATTGAAGTTGGGTGAGAAGTTCGAGACAACGCTTACTCCAGCCGAAGGTTTCAATATCGGAATGGTTAAGGTAGTCATGGATGGTGTTGACATCACAAGAGACGTTTACAAGGACGGAAAGATTGAGATTCCAGCCGTGTCAGGTTACGTCAGCATTATGGCTAACGGTGACGATAACATCTACTATTGTGGAGCCACCGCTGCAAAGAACATGTGCCAGTTCAACATTGAAGACCTTGAAAAGGTTGAAGGAGATATTGTAGATAAGTCTATCAATATCACAACGACAAAGGAAAAGCCATACATCTGGTTCGCCAGCCGTGTTCCAGTAGAGTTCTATCAGTCAGGACTCACCGCATACCTCTACTCCACCAAGGTAGGCGACATCTACTATTATTGGACAGATGAGTTGAAAGCAGGAGAATATATATATAACGCAAAATTAAAGTAATATGGCAAAAGAAACCGTTTACAACAACACGCTCGTAAGTGGAGCAGCCGACGAGACCTTGACATACACCAGATATGTCAAGGATGAGAATTCGGGTAAATCCACCAAGGAGCTTCTTGACGAGAAGGTCAACAAGACCGACCAACTCGGTACTACGCAAATCGCCGACAATGCTATCACCAATGAGAAATTGGCAGAACACTCTGTAGATAATTCCAAACTATCTCAGGATTCCGTTTCCTACGACAAAATCCTGAATGGTGCTGTTATAACTGAAAAGATTCAGGATGGAGCCGTAACTACAGAGAAGGTTGAAGAGAAGGCTGTAACCAATCCGAAGCTGGGTGACCAGTCTGTAGATGGTAGAGTTGTTCGTGAGGCATCCTTGGAATCCAAGCATTTCGCCAACGAATCTGTAACTACAGAAAAGGTAGCAAGGAAATCTATCACCAAAGATAAACTTGCAGACAATGCGGTTGATGCTTCTCAGGTAGTAGATGGCAGCATCGGCAACGCCAAGTTATCTCCTAATTCTGTAACTACAGAGAAAATCAAAGACGGCTCAGTCACAAATGAAAAGGTAGCAGACGATACGCTTGGCATTGAGAAACTCGATGCAGAACTTCGCAAAACCATCCAAGCAGCCACTGGTCTTCCCGAGGATTTAAGTCAGATGATTCAAGATGTAGATAAGTCTGTCAAGCAGCTTCACGAGAAGGACACAGACCTCCAGTCTCAGATTAACGATAAGCAGCAGCAAATCACCTCCAACGATGATGATATTTCATTGTTGCAGACTCGCAGCACTCAGATAGAGGAAGCCATCAAGGGAATTTCCGCAAGTGGTGGTGCAAGCCAAGCCACAGCAGTAACATACGAGAACACTGAGAGTGGTCTTGATTCTATCACTGCTCAGGGAGCCATTGATGAACTTGCAAACAAGAAGTTCAACAAGGAGAATGTTGCCCATGAGTTCGGTGAATCAAAAGATAAGGTAGTTTCTCAGTTTGCTCTTCCTTTCCGAGAAATAGAGTCTCCAGAGTTCATCAAGGCAATAGTAGATGCAGAAGACCACTTCATTTTTGGTATTCAGCTTGATGGTTCCATTGAATGGGGCAAGGGTATTCCTGCACCAATCAGAGCCAAGTTACAGGAAATTATCAACCAGTGTCAGCAGGATAAGACAGATGTTCTTGAAACTATTAATGCTGCCAAAGAAGAATTATCTTCAAGCATCACTGCATTGCAAGAAGGCAAGGTTGACAAAGAGGAAGGCAAGTCTCTCATTGAAAATGAAGTAAAGGAATGCTTTAGAATAATTGAGAATGAAGAATTTCTCAAAGCTATAGTGGATTCAGATGATAAGGTTCTGTTTGGTTTCTACAGAGCAACTGGTGAGCCTTATTTTCCACTCAATGAAATGTATCACGTTGAGCAGAATAAAGAGTTCTTCGCAGTCTGGCTTGATGCAGCTAACCATGTACTCTTTGGTATAAGAAGAGACGGAGAAATCATTGGTGAAATCCATGCTGTCAATGCCTTGAAGCAAGTTATCTCTCAGCTTCAATCAGACCTTGTATCATTGCAGGAGAAGGTAGGTACAATAGATACCAATCTCAAAGAACTCCTTGATGTTTTCTCTTTGCAGGAGAATCCTGAGTATCTTGCAGTAGAGAAAGATGCAGAAGGAAGGGTTCTTTCTGCTACTTATAATGATGGCAGCCACTATATCCATTATGCTAAGTCAGAGACTATCCCAGAAGAATTTTCTCATATTGAAGACCCTGAGGATAGAATGGAGATTACAACAGATGCAGAAGGAAGGTTATTGTCCTACCGTGGTTCTGATGGAATGAAAAACGAGCTGGCTGGTTTAAACTCCTCTCAGTACTATAAAAACAACGAAAAGAAAGAATGGATAGAAGAGAAAGATGTTGTCCCTATTGTAAAGAATACTAATGGGGATATACCTTTAAGCATTCTAGATGGAGTGACAGACCATAATACAATCAACTTGCTTGTTACTACAGAAATACAGAAGACCTTCAATGATGGAGTAAATAGCTTTACCCCACCTAATGCTGGTTATGAACTCTCCAACAGAATTGAATGTAAGGCTGGAGACTGGTTTACTCGTACAGGTACAGCTACAGGTATGATTATTGTCACAGATGCTAATGACAAAAACGGAAAGAGATTATTCGCCACTGATGGCTCAACTCTTGGAAGTACATTTCAGATACCTGTCAATCTCACAGATGTCAGGTATGTACGTATGGCTGTAGAGGCTACATCAGCAAAGGCTGGTGAAGTAGCAATATGCAGAGGTAAAAACGCCTTTATCGGAGAACAAAAAGGAGATTTCTTGACAATAGATAAACTAAGGGTATCTTCTTCAAATATGCCAAAGGATTTAAAGTATTTAAAAACTTCAAATGGAGACTACTATGAACTGTATATTGATGAGTCAGACTTCTCTGTGAAAATCAGAAAGATAGACCCATCCGTGATTACAGAATTACCCGATGATTTCCCTATCTACCAATATAATGGTGATTTCTCTAAGTATTTTAATTCATGGGTAGCAATGTCTAACGGCTATTTGATGGAGAGAAATAGAAATGGAGTTACAAATTTCTTGAAATTAGCAGCAAATGCTTATTATTATGCTGAGTTCAGAAAAGAAACAACTTCAAGAGGAGAACTTCGTTATATAGCAATGTTCCCATATAAATCCTATAATGGTTTAAAGGGAGAAAAAGGATTGACTATCTATAATAAGGATTTTGATGTAATTGATACAAACATAAAAGTTGATGCTACACCTGATGCACATGATTTTATTTATTTTGACGATAATCATCTTATCGTTTGTAGCTATAACGGCTCAAAGGATATTACCATAAGCCATAGTGGTGAAGCTTTTACAAAACTTTCACAAAATATATGTATTCAAGAAATCAAAAAGACAAATGGAGCATGGAAAGAGATTGCATCATTCAACACTAATGATTATCCTCTTCTTCTCACTGACGGAATACATGTTAAAGCCCCAATCATAACGATACATTGGAATACAGTTCAACTTGATTATGATGGAAACATTATTGTTAATATGAGAGACATGAATTGCTTTTGGAAAATCAAGAGAACAGTTGATTCCGAAGGTAATGTTATCATAGGTTCCAAAACAAAAGATTATAATGAAGCTGTCATAGGAAGAGTTGGAGGCATATACAATTCTGCTTATATAGATACAAAGCGAGTACTTGAAGAAGGATTTAAGTTTACTGATGTACCATCGTCATTGACAGATATATCTTCTGACGAGATACCATTATGGAAATTCTATCATGAGCATGATGTTACATATTGGGGAATGAAAGAGATTAATGGTAAAGAATATCCTACCTATATATTGTTTGATAACAATATGTGGACAGGGGAAACTCCTACAGGCAACTATTATGACATCAACCCAAGAAATAATTATAAGAACAATCCTCACGGAAATAACGACCATTATTTTGTCACCGGTAAATCAGATGGCGGGGCTTATGATGGCAAAATGGTTTCCCGCATTGTTCAGTTAAGTATAGATTGGGATAATCATATAATTAAGGGCTACAAAGTATATGAGATTCCTAAAAAATATTCCTATACTAGAAGTTCGGTGCAAATGTTTGACGAAGGTATTCTTTTCATTTCTTGGGCAGACCAAGGCTTTTGTGGGTTATTCGATTTTAATAATGAGCAAACCGTTATTGAAGGTAATCTTTATAAGAATGGCAAGATGCTTTTCTCATCAACAGCTTCCACCTATAGGGTGCATGGATATAAGTAATATTAATTAAATATATAATAATTATGAATAAATGTTTAGTTACAAAATTGAGTGGAACAGTAAATAATAGTTCCATCAGAAAACTTGGAGAAATGAGAGTACATATTTCTAGTATAGATACTCCAAGTGCAACATCACAAAAGTTAAAGTTGGGTGTTTCTAAAGATGTAGAACTAGAGATTGTTGGCAATGGTTACTTTACTGACGCAGGACTCTCTGCAAACAAAGGTAAGACAATGACAGCATTGGCTGCCTTGAATCCATTTGCGGAGGTGTATTTCAGCAATGGAGACTATGATATATCCATAAAGAACAAATATGCAATTAACTACATGGATGCTCCGTCACCTGTATCATTAAACATTGACGAATTAAGCTATAGTAAAGATTTAACACAGCTTACTTTAGCTAGTAAAAAAGTAACAGGTGACATTTCCGCAGTAAAGGATTTGACTGCTCTGACACAAATCTCCTTACAAAACTCACAAGTGACAGGTGACATTTCCGCAGTAAAGGATTTGACTGCTCTGACACAAATCTTAGTGCAAGGCACAAAAATAAGTGGAAATATTTCTGGACTTGGGAAATTAAACAAGCTTTTATATTGTTACATAGATAATCTTAAGGGAGATGTGTCTGTGTTAGCAAAAACTTCAGAGCTTATTAGATTTTCTACTAATCATAGCTCCCTTTTTGGTGATTTATCTCTTGCTGCCAAAAACCTAAATTTCTTTGGTTGCATCCTTTCTGATGATTCTAAATTTACATGGAATACAACAAGAAGCAGCGAATCTAAAATTTTGGCTTTGCAAGGTGCTGTAGCTATGGACAACATAGATGCGATGCTCATCAACCAAGCAAACTGCACTAAAGATATTACCAGCGGCAGTAATTCTATCTTTAAAATTATCGCATTAATTGGAACTCGCACCTCTGCATCAGATGCAGCAGTACAGACTTTGCAGAGTAAAGGCTACACAGTCTCAGTAACTCCTGCATAAGGTAAGCATAAGTTTAACATTAAAGTAAAGAAAGTAAACAAGATATGAATAAGTTAACAAAGAAGTACAAGATAGTGCATGAGGGAACCAAGATGGTGCTCCATCTCACAGAGGAAGGTGACAATGCTGAGGTATACCCATCCGTGAATGCCACCGCAGTAGAGTTTGACACATACTCAGAAGCCAAGGCTTACGTAGATGAGCATAAGTTGGTTTATGAAGAGCCTAAGTATGGGGAGTAAACCATATTGATAGATAAAGAAGAAGGGAGTGTTGTTTAGCACTCCCTTTTCTTATATTCACTCTTCAAGTTTTTCTGTACCTATTTTAATTTAGGCAGTTCATCATCATCTACTGCATCAGGAAGTTTGATAACCAAGCATTCATTTCCAGACTTCTTTAAGCATAAACTACCAAAAACAAGAAACGCAATATCAACAATAGGCAGGAATATACCCATTAGGATATAATCAGAAACTGGTGCTTTATGATGAATTGCTGTTGCAACAAATGCAGCATCAATGATGATGCAGCCAAGTATGCCTATAATATAAAATATAATTTTCTTCTTCATAAGTTTGAATGTTTAATTTGCTGCAAAGATAACTAATTATTTCGGTTCGTCTCTATCAATTAACATTATTAACACTCGAAACATCAAAGAACTTCTCGCACAAACTCCCCATCATATAACATGGTTCCTCGCTCATCATATCTATCCCATCCTGCTCACAGATATGCGCTACCACATGAAGAAGCTCATGACCTATAGTATTGATGATGCTGCCATCAGATTCACACTCCCCAATGGCAAGAACACTCCTTCTTTCTGATAAATTGGAATAGGTAAGCCCCCTATCTCCACTCGATAAACACAGATGCTTATATGCTTCCGATAATGGATTTCCGTTACAGCCAATATCCGAAAGAGCATGGTATATCTCATCGGCATCAGATGGCTGATAACCTATGAAACATACTATGCTCCATTCATATTTCGGAAGTTCTATTACTCTCCTCATCATAACACATCTTCCCAAGGGATAGGCACACCATTATGGCAGCAGTCGGCATAGAATCGGTTGAAGATGAAACCATCCTTCTGGTCGGTATCATCCACCATATCCTTGATAAACTGGGCTAGCTGCTCCTCATCCTTGATGGAAGACTTGTAAAAGTCTGCCCTAGCCATATTCGCCACATATACATGGTCGTAGCCTATCTTATTCTTCACCTCTATTCCCTGACCAAGAAGCAGGGCATCCACCTTCTCCTTATCCCAAAACGAGATACTTACATCACGCTTGGTGGAAGGGTCATACTTGTACATCTGCTTAACAGCCCACTCGCACATCTTCTTGCTGAAATGATAACCATTGTATCTCAGGTAAGAAATCATCCCTTCGGGCTTCATATCATACATATCCAATGGCATTCTGCATTTTCCCATATTACTGAATATTAAAGGGAGTCTGGTCACGACATTTATGTCGCTACCAAAACTCCCAAGTTAAACACTAGCGACCGCCACCATTGTAGCCGCCACCACCTCTTTCACCATAGCGGTTAGGGTAGTTCCAATCATCATTCACGTTGTTGAATCTACGTCTGTTCTCACGCTCTTCACGTTCCTCATGCTCTCTTCTCCAATCGTCACGATAATCAGGCATACGCTCACCCATACGCTCCTGCTTCATCTTTTTCAGACAAGACATAGCCTTGCTGCCAAAACCAAGCATAGACTCGATGTTGTCATACAAATCATCGAACTTATCTTCTGTAATCTCAATCATTACCATAATCATAAGATATTAAAATGAATAGATAGATAGGAGATTACTTGCTCATGGTCTGCTGGAGCCATCCCATCATCTTGTCAATCTTGCCCTCAATACCTGAAACCTTACCTTCCAGTTTATTGATTTTCTCGGTCTGTTCCTTCTCCTTGGCTATCTGTGGGTTGAGTTGCTGTAGCATTCCCTCACAAGATTCTACTACCCTCTTGTTGTAATCTACGCTCTCCAGTATCGCCTTGGATTGTCTCAGCATGGCATCCACCTCTGCACTCATGGCATCCTTGTTGTCGCTAACCACAAGGTTCTTGTCGTTGGCTATCTGTCCGTTTGCTGGCAGTTGCTTGAAATCCACTTCCTCGTCACCAAGCTTCACCTTCACGTCCACTACGGTCTCCATAGGCTGAGGAGTAAAGCCGTTATTAAAGGTAGGGTATTTCGTCTGAGGATTGCTTACTGAAACCACCTGACCGATTCGCAAGTTCGGGTTCTCGCCCTTGTCGAGCACATAGAATAAAGAATTTGTTCTTAAACCTTGAAACATAATGTAATCTCCTATTATCTATTCTTGTTAAACAATACCCGACATCATCTGTAGGGTGTTAGTATCTCTCTCAAACCAAAACTGATAAACACCAGTTCCCTGCACGTCTGCAACCGTCAATGGTGCGCCATTATACTTGGTCACAGCCTGAGTACTTCCGTTGGTCTCGAAAAGGATAGGCAGCGTGCCAGTCGTTCCAGTCGGAATAGCCTGCATCAGGTTCACGAAAATCGTTCCTCTATAGCTGGCATTCAGGAAGGCGTGGTTTTTGAACGAGAAAACAACATTGTTGGTGTTCACCGCCACGCCCGTTGAAGCGATAGCTGCCGAACCATTACGATTCACCCATGTAAATGGTCTTAACCAAAACATAGCAGCCTCCTTTCCTTATTAACCCCAGAATCCTGCATTGTTTGCAGCATTCAGTCCATACAAACCAGCCTGATAAGCAACGCAGTTAGGAACCGCAGTAAATGGGCTATAAGGAGTAGTCACGGTCTCAGGCAACTTACACTTGATACCAGCCACCTCGTTCTGCAAGCCAGCCAACACCTGATTGATAGGAGCCACCGCCTGACCAACAATCTGAGAGGTCATTGCAGAAGACTTGAAGGTGCTGTTCTCTTCACGAAGAGCATCAATCTTGTTCTGTAACTCTCTCATTTCAGCTTGCTTTTGTCCGTCAACGATGGTCTGAGTGCTATCCTTGATAGCGTTGTGCAAGTCACAAGTCTGTCTCTGAGTCTCGTAAGCTACATTGGCGAAACCACGCTCCTGACCATTAGCTACATTGTTGATGGCATTCTGCAAGGTTCCAGTCTGCTGGCAGATAGCCAAGCGGTTCTCGCAGCAGCAGTTTGCAATCTGCTGAGCAATCTGCATATTACCCTGCTGCAAGGCATTGATAGTCTGCATACCGCTCATACCAACCTGATTACCTACACTCTGAACCTGCGAGGTCAAGGCAGAAATGGCACTCTGAATCTGACCTTCGGTGCAGTTCAACTGGGTAGCCAAATTGCTGAGTGCATTGCGGTTGCCACCGATGGCATCCATCAGAAGACCACGACCATAGTCATTGTTAATCTCGTTGGCGAGACCACCACGACCATTATTGCCGAAACCTCCCCAGCCGTTACCTCCCCAACCCATGAGGAAGAAAAGGAAGATTACCCACATGAACCATCCACCTTCGCCACCGAAACCATTGTTTCCCTTCATGGCAAGAAGGACATTTGGGTCAACACCCTGCTTCTGGAGCAGAGGCGCAAGAAGACCGAGCATCCCATTATTAGATGTTGAGCCTTCGTTTCCGAATACATACGTTTTACTTTCCATATTATCCTGAAATCTTTTTTTTGTTAAACACTAAATTATGATTCTCACTTTGTAACGTTACGAGCACAAAGATACGAATAATATGGATATAGATAGACAAACTCGTAAAAGATTATATAAGTGTGTGATTAGCAAAGATTTATGGTTACGGAAAAGGTCGTAAATATACAGGAGGGGCGATTGGGTCTCTCCTATATATATAATGTGTAGCTACTACTAAAGGTTCAAGCCGTACTTTCGTGATAGCTTGCGGAAGAAAGCCTTCTTGTTGGCAAAGTATCGGATGAGCGACTTGTTCCACTTCTTTTCATGCCCGAACTGGTCATGGATGCCTTCGGGTATCTTGCCATCGTGAACATACTTTTCAAAGGATGAGATAGATTTACCCATTTCGTGAGCACACCAGCCCTTGTTAGCTTGTGTATCATTCATCATGGCAGTAAGGAGTGCCACAAGTTCCATATCATTCTCTGAAAGACCGCAAGGGATAGGTTTGCCTTCCGCTTGGGCAACTGCTGATTCATGCGCCTTATCTGCAAGAGCACGAAGTCCAGCTTCGATGATGCTGTAATTTACTAATTGCGACATAAGCATATAGAATTAAAATGAGTGTAATCAGGAACATATCACAATAGTACATCTGATTCGTGATAACGATGGAATCATACATGACGTGAATCACATTGACTCCTGCAATATAGAGAATCGGAATGCGCCACTCTACACACAATCGGTGCAACACCTGACCCTTCCAAAGAGAAATCGGGTAAAGAATGTAAGTGATGAAGTAGAAGAACCAGATAGGTTCCTCATTCTCTTCGTACCATAGTGTTATCTCCATTTTGTTGTCATAGAACTGAGATATACCATACCATCTGAAAAGCATGACCAATATAGGCGCATACTTGAAATAAAACAAGTCAGTCTTAATCTTGCTTCGTTCAGGGAGTAACTTAGTTATCTCACCAATTAACTTCTTGACTCGTATGTCTTCGTCTTCATCTTTTTTCATAAGCCTTCATTTTTTAAGTTTATAATGATTGGATAATCTTTTGCTGATGTAATCATCTGAGATTCAGATGTTCTTAGATGCTGCAAATATAATAAGAAATAATGGAAACATAATAATTTAGGATATTTTTAATAGTTAAACTTTATAAAACTTACAGATTGATAGATTTACACAAGAAAAAGAGGTAAAAAGTTTCATATTGAAAGCAATTATCCCCCGAAAGCCTAGCACTTTCAGGGGATAGTCATATATGTATTACTTCTCAGCCTTCGCCTTCTGGTTAGCCACAACTACCTTGTTAGCCTTTTCCAGCACGGAAAGAATCTTCTTTCTAAGTTCACGAATCTGTTTCATGTCCTCAGCGTTGTAGGCATCCTTGCCATCATCCAAGAAACCTTTCTTCAACTCGGAAATCTCCTGCTTATCAAGGGAAATCTCGTCAATGGCATCAATGGCAGCCTTGTTGGTGTTGTAGTAGCCATCGCTCTGACTAGGAGCCGTATCAAACAAGAGGTCGTAGGCAGACTTGAATCCGTTCAGTTTGGTGTAGAGTTGTTTCAGCTTCAAGTCCTCAAAATCATCCTTCGGAGTAGCGTGAGACTTGTATATATCCTCGGCATTCAACTTATGAGGTCTATACTCCTCCCCACTCTCCTCAGCACGTTCCTTCTTCTTGTCTTCCTCATACTTCTTCACCTTCACATCATCCTGCTTGTACTGCTTATACTCCTCAGAGCCGTAGAACCGCTCCAGCAGGGAGTAATCGCCATCCACCTTAGCTTGTTTCTTCAACTTGCTCAGGGTATTGGCTGCACGGTCGTGATTCTCCTTCATATCCCAGAACTCATCACCTTGTTTCTTAGTAACTGGTCTATCATCAGGATTGCTGACGAACTTGCTTACCAATGGAATATCAGCCACCTTGATTTCCTTCGGGTCATTGAGTGACTTGGTAAGAACACCGAGCACCTGACTGCCCATAGTGTAAGCACCACCGAGATAAGAAGACAATACATGGTCAACCACAGCAGGGTTGTTCAGATTGTATCTTGGGGCACCGAACGCATCAATACTATTCTGCTGCACATCAGGATAATCGTTTCCGATTGAGTTCATCATCCTTGATGCACGAACCAGCCAATCAGGAGTGCCCACGTATGCCTTGGTAAAGTTAGGGTCATACTTGTTATACTCTGTCTCCTTGAATAATGGCTTGCCTGTAAAATCAACATTGAAAGCCAACTCAAAGACTGGACGAATAGCATTCGGCATCAGACTGACCGCAATATTTCCATCATAGCCAGTAGGGTCGAGCGGAAGCATATCCACCACCTGACCGAGCAAGTCTTCTGCATACTGGCTCCAACTTTCCTCAGCCAACTCGCCACCCATCATCTTGGATGCAATCATATCACCTATTCCATAAAAGGCACGGAACTCCTGAGCAAGCGGAATCTTTATATACTCATGAGTGAACGGAACCCACATGATAAGGTTGTTTCGTCTATCCCACTTTGTGAACTGCCAGTACTTATCCTTATCATCATCACCACCCAACATACTCATCAGGGCAGCGTTAACGATAGGAACCAGCACACCACTCGCCAACCATGATGCAGTAACGGCCGTGAACTTGAAAGGATGATGCTTAGCAAGCGCACCAAGAGTCTGCAAACTCTGTACTGCTGGGTTAATGAAGAGATAGAGATTTCTAATCATCTGCCAGCCATATTCGCCAGTACCCTTTCGGTTGAAGTTCAAGGTAACGTCCTTGGCATCATTCACAGCCTCATCAATGGAACGGCCATACTGAATAGAGGTCATATAAACTGCAAATCGGTTGCTATCCTCAATCATTCTGTTCAGGAACTCTATGCCATCCATAATGGTGTGGCCAACCTTCACTGGGTTCGCCTTCCATCTATCCAAATCCTTCAAGTCATTCTTGAATTTCTTCTTCAAGTCTTCCACATCAAGCGAAGATACAAAGCCAGTCTCGCCACCATTCATCATGAAGTCATAGAACATCTGTTCCTTGGCCGTAGCATTTCCGTTACTTACCTTCTCTCTCAACTTTCCGTTCTGATAGTCTCTCAGCATAAAACCGAGATTCCAAGATGTAGCCATATTCTTTCTAAGTAAATAGTTGTAACGGCCATCTTCACGTATGGCCGTAGATGCCAGCGTCATGGTCAGGTCTCGGAAGTAGTTGGAAGGAATAAAGAGAGGTGAAAGACTAGTATATGCTGCGGCCATCTTTCTACCCAACCAAGCAGCAGCCCTATCCAGTTTGCCGCTCTGAATCTCTCTTACTCGGTGTGCTCTTGTATTGTTCATCGCCTGAGCCAACTGAGGGTCACCATTTACATAGATAACATACTCCTCGCCATCTTTCATCACTCTTACCTCATGTTCTCTCTCCTCGCTATGAGTCTGAGGATAGGCTATGTTCAGTCCGTCTCTTTTCTGAGTAGCATCACCAGTTGCGGCCATCTGTTCCATCTTCTTCTCGAAAGCGTCAATTGTGGCCTTTACCTGATTGCTATTCATTTGAGAAGTAATCTGAGGTGTAGCAGGAATCCACTCTTCGTTGCCGTTGGCATCCGTACTCTTCACGTACCAAGCCTTACTTAGGGTCAGCAGGGAAGTTGGATGATTCTGAGCCAAGAGCATCAGGTGTTGTTTCACCCAGTTCTTGTTGTTCAGCAGGATTCCACTCTCTGCCATATTCTCAATGTAGGCGATAGGGTCATCAGCGATAGAGGTACGGCCGTGTGCCGTTTTTAAGGTCTGATTGAACGAACCTTTGCCGCTACCTACATAGTCCCATACTTGGTCGGCCGTAGTTCCATCCCAGCCACGGAGAGGAATATAATGGCCATACATATCCCGAACATACTGATAAGTATCTTTGCTCATCATTCCAGCCTTATATCCATCACGGAGAATCTTCTTGGTGGCCGCATTCGTAGCATCCCAAAGGTCGTGAGTCTCGGTAACGTACTTATCCTCAATATCTCTTACCAACTTATGGCCAGCTTCCTCAAAGTCTGGGCCACCGAAGAGAGCAGATAGGCCAGAATAATCGAATACGATGCCATTTTCGTCGTAACGGTAGGCCATATAGGATGGAGAATACTTTGTTCTGAGCAAATTATCTCTATTTCTCCAAGTTTTAAAATCAATACGGCCAAACTCCAAATCGCTATCATTGATAATTCGGTTCATATCTCCCTTATAAGCCCTATATGCCGCACTTCTTTTGGCCACATCATCAAAATCAGACTCCAAAGATTTCTTGAAGGCCATCTGAGCATTACGTTCCAAGCCATGTTTGGCCACCATGTAGATACGAACATTATCATAGCTATCACCCAGTACCTTCTTCATCTGATGATAGGCCTTTCTAAGTGGCTGCAAGAACTCATTATTGTATTCCTCAAACTCGTTCTTGCCTTTGCCATGACTTCGGTTCTCGGCAGTATAAGCATCCTCGGCCATGTTCAGGCGGCCAACACCCACTTCCTTCATGATAGCTTCCTGAGCCTTACGAATAGCCAGCATACTATCTTGGAAGGCGATACGTTTGAGCACGGAGCCACGCTGCAACTCTCGGTTGAACTCTCCAAGGGCAGTATCATCACTCAGAAGATGCTGCTCGTAGGTTGGAGCAGTCTTCCACAGAGCCATCTGCTTTCGGTACTCGTCCACTCTCCTCAGGAAGTCAACGGCACTCTCGCCAGCGTTGCGTTGTGGGATGGTTGGTCGCTGGGCATCCTTAGGCAGACTATTATCCTTCTTCCACTGGTTCAGGTCATGCTCAAACTGGTCATAGCGCAAGGAGAACTTGGTATTACCATCCTCAGGAGTAGTTGGGCGCAAGGTGTTCTGCAAGAGAGGAGCAATCACATGTTCCGTCAACTGGGTAGGGATTCCGTTGCCGATGATGGTATGGCTCAGATTCTCGGAGAATGGCATCTTGTAATCATCGCTCACTCCTGATACTCTAGCGAGCACTCTACCCATGGCACGATACACCTTGCCGTCAGGCATCACAATCACATCACCGCTCTTGGTTCGGAGCGTTGGCAGCAGTTCATCTGCAAAGGCATGAGGAACCTTTCCGTCAGCGTAGGCACTACCCATCACATACAAAGGCTTGTCAATGTTACGCCAGTCAATGCCATCAGCCTTCAAGCGAATATCCATCCAAGGAGCCACACCATTCTTCTTCTCGGTCAGGGTCGGGATAATATCAGCCACAGCTTCATACCATCCGCTCTTGCGTGCCATCTTCTTTGGCTTGGCTGGGAGTTTACCATCACGAACCGCACGGACAATCAATCTCTCTCGGTTGGTGTAGCCACCATAGTCAGCAGCGTTATACACATCTGCATCCCAAGTATAGCCGTTGGCATCCAGAGCATCGGTAATAGTCTTCATGGCTTCCGAATCCTTATATCCCTTCACATTCTCAATAGTCACCACCTTTGGCTTAATGGCATTGATAAACTCCGCTGTACTAGCAGCAGTCTCCTTGTCAAGTTCCACCTCAGCATGGTTACTCTTCGCCTGAGAGTAGTTCTTGCAGACTGGGCTTGCATGGAAGTACTCTACCTCGCCATCTATCTGCTTAACCAACTCTCTTGGGTCAACATCACGAACATCAGCAGTAACGATGTGCTGCCCGAAGTTGTTGCGATATACACCGCTTATCTTCTCATCGTACTCCACAGCTACAACTGGGTCGATGATACCCTTCAAGCCTTCCTCAACAAGACCGCCACCGCTAAAGTAGGTTCCAGCCTTAATGAGAGTGCCATCCTTCAGGGAGAACTTAGGTTCCTCGCCAGCAATCTCTGCCTTGCGGTTCTCGCCCAGAGCCTGAGCAATATGAATCATCTTCTTGTTAGCCATCTTCCAGCCGCTCGGCATATCATCAATGGCAGTCTTGATAGCATCATCCACCTCATCAGGAGTGTTCAGACTCTTCAAATCCTCAGCCATATCAGCCGCCCCACTCTCCTTTCCGTCAGCCATATCACGTAGAGAGAAGGACACATCGCCCACGCCCAAGAAAATCTGGTCTTTGCGAGCCACGTCCTCAGTAGATTCAGCGAGAGATTTTCTTCTCTCCTCAGGAGTCATGTTCAATCGGGCAGATACGTTGCGAGCTTCCACCTCACCAGCGAGTGACTTGTAACTATTGTAATCATCATTCTTCTGATAAGCATTATAAAGACCTCTGTTCTTCTCAATCAGAGCCTTCGCCTCATCTTCCTTGCCTTCTGCTCGTAACTGCCTAATCTGCTTGGTTACCTCGTTTAATTTCTTCTTAACTTCACCTCTAACCAATCTAGGACTACCGCCCTTGGCAAAGCCTTCAATATCCTGAATAGCGTGCTGAATCTCGTGATTCAATATGCTATTCATATATTTCAACTCATCAGCATGTATGGTTATGGTGTTGGTTTTTGAATTATATTCACCATTTGAAGGCATATCGTTCATAATGGCATCAGTATCAATAAGCACATCTTTCAACTGAGGATAAGCCTTAAATAATTCAGGTGCATCAATCACATTAGATAGTTTGCCGCCATTCCATAGCATATCATCCTCGTAACGCTTAACGATGTGCCCACCGCCTACGTCCATCGTGTCCTTTATCTTGGCATCAGGCATTTCGTATCTCCATTTGCCATCAGCACCACGCTCCCAGCCAGTAGCCATCTTGATTGCCTTGGCATCCTTCTTCTCCTCTTCCATCTTGCGAGCCACAGAGAGATTATCCATACGGAAGGTACGCTCCTCTGCCTTGTCAGCAGCAGTCGCACCACGCTCGCCAGCGAGAGAGAATCGGATATTGTCGCTGCTATTGATAGCTTCATTGAAGGCACGACTGCGGTCACCTTCCTTATTCGGGTCGTAGTCATACATTGGTAAGCCAGCATTCTCTATACCCTTGCGCACATCTTCGCCCAAGTTATCAGGAACCACGGCAGCAGCAAACTCGTTTAGACGGAGAGGTCTGTTGTACTTAGTTTCAAAGTACGCACTCTTCAACTCTGTCTGTACTGCATTCTTCAAGGCATCCAGCTTCTTCATGAAGGTAGGAGTAAGGGTAATTCCATATTCTTTCTTGGCATACTTCTTAGGGTCAGACTGCAATACAATATCGTGAAGTCTCTGCTCTCCATAGAACACATCATTATACAAGAACTTGGCAAGTTCATAATAAACCTCATTCCATTTCTCGTAAAATTCTTCCTTATCCTTATTAGAAGACAGCTTATCCTTGTTGGCACGCATTTCGTCTGTAGAATCAACACGACTAGCCAACTTTGCTATAAAGCTACCAAACGAGGTATATTCACTTCCATTGGTCTGCCCATCTGCTTCTTCCCTCATAGCCTTTGAAACATTTTCAAGAGTCTCAGGCACATACTTTCGGGAACCATCCCTAGTATAGCCACGGAAGATACGGTTCTTCGTTCCGAACTCATCCAGTTTGTTCTCCTGCCATCTGATGTAATCATCATAAAGACCATTCTTGTTGACGTAATTGCTTGCCTTCACCTTAGACAGATAGAAGTCATACTTCTTTGTGTCGTTGTGCTCCTTCACCATCTGTTCAACAACCTTCTTTACATCGGATTTCTTTGGTGTACCATTCTTGTTAAGAAGACTTGGCGCATAGTCACGCTCAAAGATTTCCTTAGTCTGTTTTCTTACTTGTGGATTGATAGGGCTAGCCTTAACGCCAGTCTCCTTGTACATCTTTCTTCTTACCTCCAAAGAAACCTTTTCCCAAGTAGGATGGATGATGGCATGCTTAGCCAGACTTGTAACCTTTTCTTTCAGTTCAGGGTCATTCTGCATACTGCTCAGAATATCCTCGGCAGTAGGATGGTCACTGATAATCTCTTTCCAGCGATAATCAATTCTAGAATCATACTCCTTAATATCAATACCCTTTTCCTTCAAGTACATCAACTCCCAAGCAGGTGAATTATTGTCACTTAGGGCATCCTTTGCCTGTCTCTCAATCTCAGCCTTAGCTCCACTTGGGTAATCAAGGCTATCAACCCAGTCTTCAAACTTCCGATACCCCTTTTCACTCATTTCTCGCTCTACGGAAGGATAACGCTGAGTGTAGGCATCAGTTATCCAAGTGCCACCAGTATTGCCAGTACGCTTATCCAAAAGGGCAGAAGGAGCGATGAAGGAAATCTCTCCAAAGTTGTCGTGACCGCTCTTGCTTGTATCAATCACAGCAAGGCTAGGATTGGCAAAACCGCCCAGTTTCAAAGCCTTTCTCAATTTCTCCTCAGTAATGTTATGCACTCCTGCAAGAGTTTTTTCATCCTTCAAAGAGAAACGCACATCCTTATTCTTCTCATTGAATCTCTGAGACAAAGGAATCACATTACCATTATCATCATAGGTAACGGCATCAAGCAACTTTTTGTTGTTCTTGCTGTTCTTATAGGCGAAGTCTGTATCATTGATATAATCTTCCTCACGACCATAGCCCCATTCTGCAATATCATTGCCATCCCACCAAACTTCATCAACAGGAACTTTTTGTTCGATGATGTTGTAATCGTCACCCCATCCATGCAATTTTGCATTATCAACAGCATAAGCACGACTTGGAGTAACCCAATCACCATTTCGGAAAGAACCTTCCTTCACATCAGAAGGAACACTACGATACATTGTAATAGTCTTAGCTTTCTTCTGAATAGCATTACGAACATTATCAATAGCCTCCTTACGCATAGGGTCAGCTGCACGATAAGATGCGGCATTAGTCAACTCCTCCAAGTTGCCGCCATCAATATCATCATTGATATAATCACCAAGAGTTGATTCACCTTCAAACTCACCATTATCCCAAGCCTCCTTGCGTTCGTCCTTTGTCAAGAAGTAACCATTACCCCAAGGTGCAGCACCATTGAAGGCAGATGTACCTTGATAGCTGGAATCTGTGGAATAGCCAGCAGCATCGGCAGCTTCATTCACCATCTTCTGAGCCTTTTCCATATTTCCATCTTCCACCGCTTTCAGGTATTCTTCATCTTTCAATGAGAATTTTGTGCCATCAATATCAACTTTTTCGCCATTTTCCTTGGTAGTTTCAGAAGAATTGTCTATCTTTGCAGCAGAAAGGTTTGGAGCGACAGCACCTGCTCCATCGGAAGACTGACTAGGGGGTAAAGCGGTAGCAGTGCCTTTCTTCTTTTTCTTAGTTGGATTTACATAATCAAATGCAGTTAAAACCCAATTTCCGTTCTTATCAGCAGCCACCACAACACGATAATCTCCATTTTCTATGTCGTATGTATTAGGAATAGAGCCATCTTTGACAACACCATTACTAATAACATCTGTTATAGTATTTATAGCATCATCTACAGAAGGGAAATCATGCAATGTTTCTACATGCTTTCTTATGATATGAGCCAAACCTTTACCTTTGTAAGGATTTGGAGCAGAACCGTAAGCCAAATCAATATCACCAATCTCATTACGATGGAACACACCTTTCAGATAGCCATCCTTATTCTTTAGCAAAAAATCGAAAGCCTCTTTTGGTTTGCCCTTGAATTGGTCATAGACATCACCGAACTGATTCTTTCCAACTGGCTTAATATCCTTCAACGAGAACTTGGCATGACTGGTAATCTGGGCGTTGTTCTCATCAAAGATAACATAGTTCATCTTTCCTTCCTTGTTGCCGCCAGAATTACGCTGAGCAATAACCTTCACACCATCAAAACCATACTCCTTCAATGCGAGTGATGCAAGTTTCTGTGAATGTAGTAACTGAGCCAACTCTTCATAAAAAGTGCCGCCAGTCTTATACTGCTCCTTGAACAATTCGTATTCCTTTCCGTCTCTGTCCTCGAAATAGTCACGCACTTCATCGGAATCAACCAATTTGTAGCCATTGTCTTCAAGAATCTCTTTTCTAATATCACGCATTCTAGGAGTCATTTTTTCATCCCATCCGATGTAGTTTTCACCAGTATCATCAGAAATATCAACAGAATAAAGGTTGCGCTCAATCTGAGGTTTTGGAATAGCATCAAACTTCTTCTGCTCTTCCTCATACTTCTTCTTTACCTCTTCCAGTTTTGGTTTCCATCCTTCGAGGTCATTAGTTCGCATATTGATGTCATTCTCTGTAACCTTAATAGTGTCTTCCGTTCTCTTTATCTGTTTGAGCAACTTATCAACAGTTTCAGGCATATTGTTTTGTGCGAAATATTCAACCTTTTCTTTTCTCCTAGCTATAGACTCTCTGTAATTCTGCAAATCTTCTTTAAGGCTGTCAATGTAAGCCTTACTATTATCATAGCGACGTTGTACCTTGTCGTATTCAAACTTGGCATGATTAAGGCGAGTCTGAGCAATCTTATACTCTCTTGGCATTCCATGCTTGGCAGCATTCTGCTTAGCATAAGCCTTGGCAATACCTTCCACCTCGCTCACATAGGTTCCCCAGCCGTAAGCCTGAGCACCTTCACCGCTACCCATAAAGGAGTGGTCGAAGTGGTCAAATGATGCTTGGGAGCCATGATAGGTCTTGATGGAGAACTTGGTATGCTCTGTAATCTTCATATCCTCAGGCTTGAAGATAACATAGTTGGTATAATCTTCCTCAGCACCGCCCATGATGGTTCCAGCAGGATATTTGATGCCAGTATATCCAATAGAAGAAAGAAACTTGCTCACTTCCTTTGGCTCGCAACGCATCATCATCGGAAGAACTGCTGCATATACATCTTTAAAAGGTAAATCCAATTTGAAACCTCTCTTCTCCCAAGATGAAACATCAACACCCTTCTTAGCCAAAGCATCACGAATAGTATTTATCTGTTCCTCACTCAAAGTCTCGTACCATTTCAGATAATTTCTGCCATTATCATCAGGTATATCCACCTCGTAGAGATTCTTGGCACGACCTTGTTTTATATACTCCTCTTTATACTGCTCCTCGGTCAGAGTACGAAGGACTTCAAGTTTCTTTTTATCTTTCTCAATGCTCTCCTTCAAGAACTTCTTGCTCTTTTCGTCAAGTTCATTCGAGTTATTGAGCATATTACTAAAGTTAACAATAGAGTTTTCTGCATTCTTAATAGCCTGTGCCTTTTTCTGCTCAAACGTTTTTGCTTGATTGTTGTATATATCCTGCCCTAAGATAGCACTTACAGCAGCTTCAATAGGTGTATCTTCTGAATATGCGTGTCTGCTTTCAGCACTCTGCTGACCTACAGCTGCATAATCTTTGCCAATCTTCTTGAAAGATGTAACATATCCGCCCCAACCGAATGCTTGTGAGCCAGCACCCTCGCCAATGTGGTCGAAGTCAAACTCTGTGAAGTCAGCACCGCTACCATGATACACCTTCAGCGAGAACTTAGGAGCAGCAGCTATCTCCTGATTGATGCTGTTAACAACATCATCAGTAACAATATCGCCCTCCTGAATCTGCTGAGGTTCACGACCAGCATTCTTCACAAGTTCCGCCTGCTCTGCTCTGGTCAAGATACGGTTCACCTTCATCGCACCAGTAATCACCCAAGGGTCAGTCTCAGGGTTCGGGTTGGTACGATACATATAATATCCATCAGTAGGCAGATGTTTCAAGCCAGCGAGCGAATGCTGATACTTGCCCGATGGATTGATACCCTCTTGGCGAGCTTCCTCCTGATAGTCCACATCAGCAGCATACTCCACCTCAGCGAAGACGAAGTTCTTAGGGAAGAGAGTCTTGTTGCCCTCAGCATCCTTGCGGTTGAACTGGATAGCATAAGGAACTACACCAAGATGCCAGCCTGGTCTATAGGCTAGCTTACCGCTACCGCCTTGTGTGCCCTTGCCACCCTGCTTAACCTGAGGTCTGCCAGTCTTGCTTTCTCCAGCAATAGGAGCAGCATCAGCATCGAGCCACACACCCACTGGAGTGGCTGCACCATTAGGGTTCGCTACCATTGGCGGATAGAGTTTGCCATCCTTCAATACGAACACCTTGTAGCCGATACCCTTCTTCTTAGGTTCAGGCTTTTGACGGAGAGAGAATGAAACATCTTCGCCAGTCTCAGAGTTTGTCACCTGACCATTGGCAGTCTTCACGTATGCTTGTTCAATAGAACGGATGATGTTCTTGGTCACATCGCTATACTCTGTACCAAAGAATGCCAACTTAATCTTCTGCAATATCTCATGGATAGCAGCGAGCAGAGGATGAGACATCTTCATAGCGAGAGTGTGAGCCAAGTTGAGGTCACGAATCATTTCGCCTACCGCATCAGCCACCACCTCCTCAGCATAGTAATCTCTAGCACGTCCAGAGAATCCAGCATCGGAATATCTCTTCATGGTCTCATCTACAGCCTTGTCGAAGGCATCAGAACCATAGGTATCAAGCACAAGCTGAGTCAACTCATTGTATGCAGCAGGGTTCAGGTTCTTGATTTGGTGAGTCATTTCGTGACCGAAGATAAACTGAGCACCTTCCGTGATAGAAGAGTCAAGAGTGATGAAGATGGTACGATGCACGTTGCCATCTGCATCCGTAGTCTCCTGAATCCAGCCGTTGCCCAACCTGTCTGAGTACTGCCATTGAATGTTAGCCCCCATCATCTTAGCCAGTCTCTCGAAAGCCTTGCGAGTCTTCTCGCCCACGATATTGTCAACGACCTTCATATCATCCACCTTATTCTTCTCCACATCAGCAGCACGCTCAGATGTAGTCTGCTGTGTTCCATTGTCTCTAGCAGAGAAAGGAAGGTCTTCCTCAGGTCTCTGTTCACCAAGCGGATTCTCTTCCGTTGCATCCTCAGGAACCTCAGGAGCATTTATATTCTCATTTATCTTCTCATTCTCCTCATCATTAATCTCATCAGAGTTCTCTTCCCCAGTATTCTCCTCAGATTCAGGAGCCGTTTCTGTCTGTGATTCTGATTCAGCCTTATTCTCCTCAGCGAATGCAGCGTTATCAGCCGCCTTCTTCTGCTCTTCTAGGATATTCTCAGCCTGAGCGATACGAAGATTCTCAATGTAATTTCTTGCTTCCGATGCTTTGAAACCACTAGTGATTATGCTGAGCATGGCATTGCGAATATCCTGAGTGTCGAGTGAATCAAGATTAGATGGACGATTCTCCCACAGACTATGCACAAGGTTGTCAATAGTAGTACCCTTGCCATCAGCAGCGAGCAACTGAGTCTTGGCAAAGTCTTCTCTGCTCAATCCAGTTTCCTGCTTAACACCCTTGCTTGTCTCTGTACCCTCATAGTTGAGAGAATGAGCACCGAGGTTGCTAGCCACATACTCCTCAGCAGTAAGCGGAATCGTATCTGTCACGTCAATGCCAGTGACATCATACAGACGATGCAGCAGAGTTCCAACCGTCTCCTTATAGATTTGAGCCACCGCCTCAGCATCATCCTTCACCGCACTCTTCAAGCGAGCGAACTTTCTTCTTGCCTTCTCAATGAGTTCCTTTCTACCCTCAGCAGTGTCTTCCACCTTGGCAAGTTGTCGCTCATTATAGGCATCACGGATAGCGATAGCAGAGTCATAAGCCGCCTGAGCATCAGCAATAGCCTTCTCCTTGGCATCCTTAGCCGCCTTCTGTTCAACGAAAGTCTTACCCTTCACGGTCATGTTGCTAGCCTTGTCGAGTGCCTTCTTTGCATCAGACACATATCCAGATACGATACTATCTGCATCCTCACCAAACTGGGAGTCATACAACTCGGCAGTCTGTGCGGCAGTCAGCTTCGAGAAGTCAGGATTGCCATCCTCCAGCATAGGCACGATGGTTCCATCTTCAAGGGTAATGGCAGGAACAGCAGAAGTCTGTTCTGTTGCAGGAGTCTCAGCAGATTCAGGAGCCGCGACCTCATTATCAGGAGCCGCGACCTCGCCCTCTATTGTCGGAGTCTCCACCTCTATCTCATCTCTATTCTCTCCACTATTCTCCTCTATCATTGAGGATTCAGGCATAGCTTGTTTGTATTCATCGAGCGACATAGAAGAGATTGTAGCCACATCTTCTTTGTTCACAGCATGAGGAACAATAGTACCATCATTCTTCAACTCAACTACCTTAGCTTTAGCACCAGCATCACGGATAAGGAATAATCTAGAGTCAGGGTATTTAGTGTTACCATCCTTGTCGAGCACATCAACGAGCACCACGTTACCATTATCATTGAGTATCTGATTGAAATCAAATGAAGGTTGAGTCTCTTCTGTCTCCTGATTCTGCTGGTCAGCACGTTCTTTCTCCATCTGCTCACGCTCAGCCTTGGCAGATTCCAGTCTCTTCTGGTCTTCCAAGTCTTTCATCTGCTGCAAGTCTGCAAGCGAATAAGGTTCCTCCACCACGTTACCATCTATAGAGATAGCAGCAGTACCATCACCATAGTCAGCCAACACCTCATAGGTATGTTCAGTACCATCAGTATCAGTCACATTGAACTGAGAGCCAACTTCAACGGTTCCATCAATGATGCCAGCCACTTCCTTGATAGCATTCTCTTTTGCATCAGCTACCGCCTGAGCCTTCACATCATCAGCTGGGAGTTCTTCACCAAGTTCAGCGAACATCAACGCATCAGCATGTTCTACACTATTCGTTGTCGGGTCATAGTATAGAATCATATCATCGCTATTGCTTACATCAATGGAGCCATCATCATGGGTAGCAATATTACCACTGATAATGTACACACCATAGTCTTCCAAGCCGCCTGATGCTTTGATAGTAGCGTTACGTACAGAGCCACGACTCTTATCCGTGTACATATCCACTCTTTGTTCTGCCTGATGAGCAGCGAGGTCAACCTTATCTTGTGCATCATCAACCACACCTTGGTAGCGAGCAGAAGACAACTGGTAGTCATAGATAGCTTGGTCAAGTTTATCATCCTGCCCCGTCAGGGATTCAAGTTCTTCATCACTCATGGCAGATAGCTGCTGCTCAGAGATACCCAATGCTGCTGCAAGAGTCTTCATCTGGTCTTCCTGCTGAATCTGCATATCATGCTTGTCTGCATCATCAGCATCATGCCCCTCAGAGTAAGCATTATCAACATCTGCCTGATGCTGCTCCTCAGGTGTTGTTGGTTCGTTGGTAATCTCCTTGGCATTCATTTCAGCAGTCTTGGCAATATTGTAGCCACGCATCTTCATCAGATTGACACCATAGTTAACAGCAGCATTAATCTGCTCCTTGGTCATGGTATCTCTCTGTCTGAGAATATCAGCCAGCACACCACCCATCTGCTCGTTGGTTGCGTTGTCTATCTTATCCTTGATGTCTGCCCAGTTATCACCAATAAGGTTCTGTGCATCACTATCAGCCACATTCACCTTATTGCGGAATCGGTAGTACTGAGCACGATTGTAGATACCTTTTACTGGTCGGGAGCCAGCACCCATAGCATACATAGAACCAACGGAGATAGCCATACCACCAATGATGTCGAGTTGTTGTCTAGCATCAAGAAGGTCACTCACCTTTCCTTCACCATCCAGCAGGGCATGAAGAGGAATACCAATTTCCTCCTCCATCACTTCCTCAGCGAAACCATTAATACCGAACTTCTCCATCCACTTCTTGGAATTGGTGTACCATCCACTCTTGCCGATATTCTTGAAGAACTCAGCAGAAGCATTCATACCATGTTTCTCCATGAAGTTGACAGCACCCTTCTTGATACCATAGTTGTGACCAAACAACTTCTCTGTGTAGTTCTCAACCATGGCAGAGGTCAGTCCCTTATAGAGAGCAGTACCCATAGACTCACCACCCTCATGCAATAGGTTTCCGTTCTCATCGAAAGTACCGAACTTATAATCGCCCTTCTCATCCTGATACAGATTACCCAGATGTCGCTGCATGATGTCAGCACCAGTCTTCAACGCTTGCTCAGTTCCAGCCATCGCATACGAGCCGATAACATCGCCAGCCACGATACCAGTATTTTTCAAGATTGCAGCACTCACCTTGCCCATACCACGCTTGGCAGCAAACTTCAATGCTCCACGACTGATGCCCTTGGTAATACCACCATAGCCGCCAGTCAGGAAGAAGTCAGCCATAAATGGGAGACTCTGCCCAGCAATCTTCGTCCAGCGATAGATGTTACCCATCTTCTCGTCTTCAAGAGCCGCAGCAGCATCCGCACCCAGTTTACTCTTCAAGAGCATCTTATCAGAACCAGAGAGAGGAATATTGTTATCCATCTTTGTCTTGATACGTTCCATCTGCCCCATGGTAGCGAAGTCTGTCAAACCGAAATCCCAAGTCTTGGCAGTAAAGGCAGTATTATCAAGAGCCTTCAAGGCATCCTCACCCCAGCTACTTGTAGGATATTGTTTCACCGCTTCCAGAGCACCAATCTGCTGCTTGACCAGAGCGAGAGAGGTTGCCAACTTATTGCTATAGTCACTCTGCTCAGCAGTTCTTCCGTTGCTTGCACCAATACTAGCACCATAAGAGAGCAGAGGATTGCCATGCAAACGATGGTCTTCCGCTATAGCAGCTTCAATCTCCTTCTTTCGGGCATAGGCATCCTCCAGTTTCTTGTCAAACTGCTTTTGAGCACCCTCCTCAGTGAGATATGTTCCATTCTTATTGATGTTCTCCTGCAAGTCATAGTTGCCACTCTTATCACGAACATCAAAAGCAGATGGAATCTCGCCAGTATCAACCGCATTCTGATAAGCAACATCCTGTGCTTGACTCTGCTCAGCTTCAGGGAGAGAATAAACATTCTCATTGTCTGAGGTAACGTATGCGCCAGTCTTTCCAGTCTCAGGATTGTAAGCGAAATCATCCTTCACCACATTGTTTGCATCACCACCAAAAGCAGTCTTATGTGTACCCAAGTTCACACGACCGAAATCCTTTTGCTGCTTCTGCTTGCGTTGTTTCAGTCTGTTGTATCTGCCAGCATTGTTCATTGTCTGCTGAGCACTAGCCGAGATAGCTGCTGCCCCAGCCGAGAAACGAGCACGGTCAGCAGCACTCATAGGAACACTACCGCCCTTCGCTCTTGATGAAGTCTTACTACGAGGTTCAAAGAGTGCAGAATAAAAACGCTCATAAGTAGATGGAACATCAAAGTTCTGAGCCTTCAAGTTCTCATAGATAGCGTGTCTGTTATCCGCACCGCCCTTTCCGTCTCTTGTCAGAGCACTCTCAAACTTATTGTAATCATCAGGCACATCATAGTTCTGTGCTTTCAGATTCTTATATAAAGTGTATAATGGTCTTTCTGCCATAATATATATATTTGTTTGTTACCAAATTCTTGTTACCGATTCTGTTACCACTTTACGCCAGTCTTCTTCTTTCCACCATTGTTGGATGATGATGTATGGTTCTGTTTACCCTTACCATGCTTACGCTGATAGGCTATCTTCTGAGCCTTCTTTCCTGCTGCCGTCTTAGGAGAGTAGCCCATCTTCTTCACTTCCTTTGCAGCCTCAGCCATACCCTCAGGGTCTTTATCCATCAAATCCATATACTCATCAACCTCTCCTGAGTAAGAACTCTTTCTTGAACTGCCGCTACCCGACTTGTTGGCACGGATTCGACCAGTCGCAGCATTGATACGCTGGATAGCCTCCTGTGCTTGCCAGTGGGAAATCTGCCCATCAGCCAGAGCCTTCTTGATAGTCAAGACTGCCTTCTTGTAATCAGCATCAGTCTGATACTTCATCTTCGACAAGTCAAGTCTTCTGTTACCTTGGTCAATTCTCTGCTGCCCTTGGTCAGCCTTCACCTTGTTGATGTCGTTCTGCATATCGTGATACCTCATCTGCTCAGCGAGAGTCAGGTTATTCTTTCTCGCTTCCTCATCAAGAGCAAGTGCCCTCTGATACCCAGCCAGCCATGATGCCCGATTCTTTTCTCTCTGAGCATCCATATAAGCCTTTCGTTTATTCACCGCCTTAGTCATATCCGACTCAGGATTGTGTGCCACCTTTGCACCTTTGGTAGCGAAGTAGATATTGGATAGTGCACGGAGACCATCACCCAGAGCAGCGATACGAGCCTTGGTACGCTCCTTCTTCTCTCTGTTCGCCCTCTGCTCAGCAGTCTCATTCAGTTCAGGATTCAGCATCTTATACATATCAGCATAAGATAGCTGCTTAGGCTGAGGTTTCGACTCCTCCTTCTTCACGATAGGGACAGACGGTTTATCATCCTCATCACTTGGCGCACCCTGATTCACATCTACACCATTGGCGATAGCTTGCTGAGTAGCGATAGTCTTAGCCCTAGCCGCCTTCATAGCATCATCGGTAGGAGTAGCAGCATTCATCTGGTCAACCTTCTTGCCAGCCGCATCAAGTTGCTGCTGGGTGAAGACTGGAGCCTGAGTCTGTGCCACCTTCTGAGCAGCATCCACCCCACTCTGCTGCTTGTTGAGCACACTCTGTGTATTCTTCAAGCCATTGTTTGAACGTAACATATCTGATGCTTTCATAGGCTATGCTTTAATCTTCTTTGGCGCATTGTCACCAATCATATTATTCAAGTCATTTGCTACTTGCTGTTGGGTAGGAACCGCACCCACCTTAGCATCCAACTTAGCCATATCTGCATCGGTAGGCTGTACCACGTCAGGACGAGCCACCTTACTCTTACCAGCACCACTATCAATAGTTGCAGCGATGTTGGCAGCAGTACCAGCCACACCTGCAACCGCATTGGCAGTATCAGCAGCCTTCTCAGCTTCAATACCCATCTGTTGGTTCTGCAACTGATTTTTTCGTTCTCTATACTGCTGCTCGATGCTATCCTTTCGGGCATCATTTGCAGCCACAATCTGTGAGGTAGTGTCCGCAAGAGTCTTGTTGTTCGCCTCCTTTACCGCAGTAGTAGAGTCTTCCGTACCACCCATCACCGCTTGTCTGCCCTTGGCAGCCTTGTTTCTGTTCTTAATCTGCTCCTGCATCTTGGTGAGCAAGCGCACGGTATCAGCACGCTTGGTCGGGTCGGCATTGTATGTTCTGTCATACCATGCCTGATTTTCTTTCTGTTGCTGGGCAATCATCTGTTCCTGCTTACGTCTCGCCTTGCGGTTAGCTACACCACCAGCGATACTACTTGCAAGTCCAAGACCTGCCCCAATTAATGCTCCTAACATATATATGTATTTTAATTATTAATAATGTGGCAAAGTTAATAATACTAGCCGAAAATCATATTTTATCCGTTAATACTCGTGCTGCTGATTCAATTATTAACGGATAAAACTCGCATATAAATAATAATTAGTACCTTTGCAGCATTAATAGACAAGAAAATATGGCAACAGAAAGAAATTCTAGAGGTCAGTTCGAGAAAGGACGAGCAAAGACTGGAGGAAAGCAAAAGGGATATGAATCTCCTATCAAGAAGGAGTTTCGTGAACTCTGTGCCGATTTTTCCAGAGAGGCTTGGGATGATTTCATAGCAGCTTGGTATAAGTGCGAGCCTAAGGATAAGGTATCAACCTTTATCAAGATACTGGAGTTTAATTGTCCTAAGCTACAGACCGTCACTCTTGACGATAAGCGTGAGGTTCACAATGCACTCACCGAGAAGTTGAGACAGATGTCAGAAGAGGAAGGTTAAATTGAATTTATCATAATTAAGAAGAACGATTGTTTTTTCATAGGTTTTTTAGTTTATAGGTTTTAAGATTGTTAGGATAACAAAATAGGGAATGCGTGAGCACTCCCTATTCTTTTATTCACTATCAGCGACCGCCTCTAGCCCTTCTATCCCCAGCCATATCCGTCTTGGAACCACGATTCACCGATGATGGTTTATACCTGATTCCTACCTTGGTATGGCTGGCATCCATACCCTTGCGAGAAGCTGCCCCATATTTCTTATCGTGGACAGCGTTGTGTTTTGCAAGCTCCCTACGCTTAGCCTTCTGAGCAGGAGAAGACTCAAACTTAGTATCGTAAGCCGCCTTCCGTGCCCTAGCCGCAGGGTGCGTTCTGTAGTATTCAGCAGATTTACTTACCATAAGACTTTTCTTCTACAATCTCCCAGTCCTCAGCTAAGACATCGCATTGAGTTGGAGTATAGATACCGACACTGCCATCTTCGCACCGAATGGCAATATACGGTTTGTAAAGAACCATTCCATCTTCATCAGCAATAGACTTTGCTATATCTGTCATAGCAGAATAGCTTGCCGATGGAACAAAGTAAAGGAATTTGTTTCCGCTCCAATTTGCTCTTCTTACAGGAAAACCAGACTTCAAAACACTAATTGCATTACCGAAGTTCATTGCACTAAGCACATGGTAAGCTTCTTCAAATACACTCTTAGGAGACCATGAGCGATAACCATCATTATAAACTACAAGATAACCATCTTCCTCATCGGTTGCTGGCTTAATTTCTCTACCTAGCACATACTGTGCATCTTTTAAAGGCATAGGCTTTGCCTGAACTACTTTCGTGCCAATATATTTTGGCATACTACATAAATTTTCACCCATAATTAAACAATTTAAATTAATTATTTTCCTTATCTTTGTCTTCCTTCAACGCATCATCAAGATACTTGTCAAGAGCCTTAATGCACTTATCAGGAATCTTATTAGCATCCTTGTTTTCTTTGAGATAATCAATAGTGCCACCTACTCCATAAATGATAAGCAGACTCTTTGTGGAAGGGATGAATACACAAATAGTTGCACCAAAAACCAAAGCATATATAGAACACTTAACCTTTCTTTTTATCATTTTAAAAGGTTCTTCATAATCAGAACCGAACGTAATCGTCCAGAGACCAAAACCAAGTAACACTAAAATAGATAAAAAAACGACAACTTCACCACAAGCATGTAAGTTGCCCAAAACACCTAACCAATATAATTCACTCATAATCTTAAATTTTAATTAATATATCTATCTCCAATAAAGTTCACGATGCTCCTTCTTCAACAAATCCCCAGTTCTACACCACCAGTCATACGGACTCGCTTTAAGGTACTCCTCAAACTCAGGGCAATACTCTTCATGAGTAATGTGAGGATAGGAATTAGGCTTGAACTGATGCACACACAGCAAGCCACCATGATTGCCGCCATAAGCACTTGTCGGCATAACATCTTTCGTTTGATGCCATACCTTATTGAGGTCAATGAGGTCAGCCCCATCCAGTTCCTTCAGGACATCATCAATCTTACCCATCACACGATTCAGGACTTCTGCCCTATCCGTCCCACCCTTCGCAATTAACCACTGGGCATCACTCAGGGCGTCTCTAATCAACATATCCAGTTCCATAAGCCAAAATTTTACTAGTTCAACAATATATACTATCCATTCTTTACCCATCCCCTAATGGAGAGGGCAGCAGCAAGGATAATCTTTATTTAATTATCAACTACTATAAGCAGTAGATTATTCCCTACCAAAGCCTACATAGAACAAAGTTACCCACTTTGTTTGATTCATCTATGTAGGGGTAGTGCCTTTCGGCAGATGGGCACCTGTTGTCAATGGATGGGACAGAGCAGGGTTTACCTACATGGATATATTCTACTAGACTGAGCAATTTTATATATCGGTCGATAACTCCGAAGAGGACTGCACGGATTGAACCTCGTATGTCTTGTCAAAAACTCTGGGATAAAAAAGAGGAATCCCAAGGTCATGTTGCGCTAACCAAGGGATTCCATATCTCGTAGGCTTAAAGCCTGAAAGGAGGACAAATCTGTATGTGTCAATCGCAACTTTGACGATGCAAAGATAGAAGTTTTTTTTGAAACCAGCAAATGCTAAAAAGTGTTGAATGTAAATGAAATTAGATTTTTAGGGAAATAGATATACATTAGATATACGAAACGATACAATGTTAATCTAAGTTAAAGTCTTTTTGAAAATTAATTGTGAATAAGATTTAATTCGTATCTTTGTTGTGGGCAAGTTAGTTACTTTGCAAAGATTAACACTTCATTGTTGCTATTTTGTTACTCATCAAAAACAAAGAAATATATAACTATCTATAAATCAGGTGTTTAACTAACAAAATAAATCGTATTGGAATAATAAAGATAATTATTTTAAGTTGTTAAACACTTACACATTCTTTTACCACCGTGG